ATGGCTACCTACGAACAGCGCCCAGGCGGCGCATGGCGGGCAAAGATCCGCCGCAAAGGATACCCGCAACTGTCTGCAACTTTCGATACAAAGGCCGAGGCCCAGCGCTGGGCGGCCGAGATCGAGGGTGACATGTCGCGGGCGCGTTTCGTTGACATGCGGGAGGCAGAGCGAACGACCCTGGCCGAGGCCTTGGACCGTTACGCCCGGGAGATCACCGCGTCGAAAAAAGGCGCAAAGCAGGAGATGACCCGGATCAACAAGTGGAAGAAGCACGCGCTGGCCGACAAAGGCCTGGCTGCGCTGAAATCCAGCGACTTTGCTTTATATAGGGATGGTGAGCTCAAGGAAGGGAAGTCCACGGCTACGGTCAGGCTTGACCTGGCCATCATTAGCCACCTGTTCACGGTGGCAATCAAGGACTGGGGTATTCAGGGGCTGAGCAACCCGGTGATGAAGCTGCGGATGCCCAAGGGGGCAAAAGAGCGGGATCGACGACCGCAAAGCTTCGAGCTCACGGCGGTGATCGAGAAGGCGGGGGAGATTCACGCCGAAATGCCGGCGATCATCCAGATAGCTGTGGAGACAGCCATGCGCCGAAGCGAGCTGCTGGGCCTGCGCCGCGAGAACGTCAAAGGCAAGCATGTGCTGCTTGAGGACACAAAGAACGGAAGTCGTCGACTTGTGCCGCTATCCACCAAGGCCAGGGCGCTGCTTGATGGCCTGCCTGCGCGCCTGGATGGCCGAGTGTTCTCGCTGGCACCTCACTCGGTCAGTCAGTACTTCAACCGAGCCTGCAAAGCTGCCGCGGTGAAAGACCTGCACTTCCACGACCTGCGACATGAAGGCACATCGCGGCTGTTCGAGAAAGGGTTGTCCCTGATGGAGGTGGCCAGCATCACCGGGCACCGCACCTTGTCGATGCTCCGGCGATACACGCACCTTTGCCCTGACTCCCTGGCCGACAAGCTGGGTTAACGCACACTGGCGAGCGTCGGCGGGGCCTGGCGCTTCCGCCCGGGCTTTGCCGGGGTGTGCAGGCCCTGCTCAAACTCTTCCAGAAACTTGCGGACGGTGGCGACTCGCCAACACACCCGCTTTCCCTGTTTGAAGAACGGCGGGAGCCAGCTCGCCCCGTCCTGCCGCGCACTCCGGATTGATGATTCAGTTCGGCCGAGCATCTTCGCCAGCTCGGGAACGTGGATGATTTCTTGCTCCATCTGTGCCTCCTTAGGCCGTGAAGTGGTGCCCGACCTTCGCCGCCCGGGCGGCTTCCTTGGTGCGGAACATGAGCCGTGTTGTGCTGGTGCTGCCCCAGCTGTCGTATTCAACGTCGACCCACCAGTGGCCGAACTTGCGGTACGGCTCGCCGAGGATCTTCGTGACGTAGCAGTCGATCAGGTTCATGGATCGCTCCTTGGTCAGTCCCAGTCGTGGCTGATGCCTAGCTTGATTGGTGGTGTGCATTGGAGAGAGCCAAGCTCCAGCAGGGTGAAGTGGCCATCCATCCAGCCGGCGGTGTCGATGTGGTAGACGTTTCCGAGAACGGCCGGCTGCCGCAGCGGGGTGTGGCCACATACAAGGGCACGCAGGCCATCGACCCCCTCCTTATCGCCATCCTGAATTCGGCTGCGCGACCACATGCAGGTGTTCTGCGTCAGGCGCAACTGCTTGGCAGTCTCCGGCGCTTCAAGCGCGGCCCGCAGTTGATCCCAGGACGGGAATGGACAGTCGGCGTGCACGATCCCGACCAGGCCGCCATGCGTCTCCACCTCGATAGCGATCGGCAGTTCTCGGAACTGGGCGGCGAACTCGCGCTGCTCATCCCAGGCCAGGCCGGCAAACCAGGCGCCGCCGTTGTAGACCCAGTTGTCGACATCGCAGGTGTCAAACCGGCATACGTAATCGTCATGGTTGCCGCGCACCGGGTGAAACCATGGCTTGGCCAGCCAGGTGAGCACGTCGCGGCACTCGGGCCCGCGGTCGACGAGGTCACCTACGCTGAACAGCCGGTCAACTGCCGGGTCGAAGCCGGCAGTGTCCAGGGTGGCCTGGAGGCGGGTGAAGTGCCCGTGAATGTCGCCGACCGCGAAATCTCGGCCAGCCGTGTTTGCGACGAAGCGCTTGATGCGCACCACCTCGATGTTTTCGAGCATGCAGAATCCTCGCCCGCGCATGTCGGGGGCTTGAGTTGTAGGGTTGGGTTATGCGCGGTGGCCGCGTTCGATGAACCAGTCGAGGGCGTCACAGATCAGCGGGTTCTCGTACCAGTCCTCAATCTCGCGCCGCTCATGGCGGTCGCGGAAGAAGGTCGGGCCAAGGTAGTTGTGCCAGCTCATGAACACCCTGGTGCCGTCGGCCAGCGGCAGGCGGTAGAACGGAGACATGCAGACAAAGCCATGCTCGATACGCACGCAGGTCATCGCGACCCCCTTGCGATCAGGTAGGCCATGTATGCGAGGGCGATCATGGTTTCCACCTCCTGCCCACGCGGTACACCATCATCATATTGTGATGAAGCGGAACTTTGAGGACGTGGTCGAAGAACTCCCCTTTTCCAGAGATGAATCCGGTGGGCACCTTGGTTCCTCCGGCGCTGAACTCGCGCCAGCACTCTTCGCCGCCATTCTTTTCCCAGTAGGCGCGCTCGCGCTTTGGAATCTCATCGTAGGTTTTTTCAAACACGGAGATGTCCGGGATATCGCAGATCCTGCGCCATGCGGGGTTGCGCTTGCACCATTCAGCAGCATGCTGAGAGGCTTGATCGACAGAGTAGAATTCCTTTGTGCTTTGTCCGGTCATGGCATCAGCTCCTTCGGCACCTGGACGGTATCGCCAATCCTGTGGGCGACAATGGCTCGACACGCCGCCGGCAGGGGAAGATCAGCCCCCTGGGCAACGTCCTTGCCGTTGTCGGTTATCCAGGCTGCCCAGTAGTCCCAATCTTTCTGCGGGCAGTGCAGGCTGACGTTGTGCTTCTGCAGTAGCGGTCCACCCACCGCCCAGTCTTCCCACGGGTTGAAGCGCTTGGCTTGCTCGGTCACGGTGTAGCGGTGGCGGGCAAACACCCGCCAGGAGGTGTTGTAGTACGGCGGCTCGAGTTCCAGCTCCAGGCCCTCGGCCATGCCGACCGCCCACCCCAGCGCCTCGCCGGCCAGGTCTGCCGTCTTCACTTCGATCAGGTCGGTCATGGTTGGGTGCCCGGCGGTGAAGGCATTGGTTGCCAGTGAGTGACCTCATCACCCGATCCGGCATCGATAAGCGGCATCCAGTATTCATCGAAGTCGTCGTGCGGCTCGAGCGAATACCAGCCGGTAAATGGCGTTCCCTCTTCAGGCTGCTCGTCATCATCGGTATTGAGCAGCTTCTCGTTCAGCCATTCGGCTGCGAACACGTAGGTCTTGTCGGTTCGGCTGCGGTAGACCGCAACGATGAACGTGGTGTCCGAGTTGACTGGGGTTTCCGGCAGCCTGTCGCTGCATTTTGTCCATTCGCTCACAGCTGATACCTCTCATCAATCCAGCGCCCAGGCGCCAGTGCGGGTGTAGGTTCGGGTTGTGTTTCGTGCGGGGAGAGCTGGCGCTCGTTTCCGTCCTGGTCCGGGCCGCGCAACATCCAGTCGGGTATGCAGCTGAGTCCGCCGGCGTTCCCTGCGGCATATTTCCAGCAGGTAACTGATCGCTTGTCGTCGTGGAGCACATCTATGCTCGGCGTAAGCTGCTCCGCGCTGGCGCCGGTGGCCAGCAGCAGGAGGCAGAGGGCGAGGCGGGTCATGGCAGCTCTCCGACTTTGGCAGCAGCGTGAACAATGGCTCGGCGCGTGCATTCTCGAAGATCGCCGCAGACAGGCACATACAGGCCATCATCCAGGTCACCGCTGTAGACATCGACGCCACCTGCGTTGATTTCGATGTTCAGGCGAAGCTCAACCGCTAGTTTCAGCGCGTCACCGTCATTGATAAGTGGATTCCAGTGGGCGCGCACGCCGGACTGGCCTTTCAGGCGAAACGGCCATTTCGGGTCGCGGCAGGTGCAGGGCTCGATATCCAAGCCACCACCCTTGGCGGCCAGCTTCAGCAGCTCGTGATCCAGGTTCTTTTCTTCGGGCACGATGATTCCTTGGCCGCCATATCGCGGCAGTGAATAGAGGGGAGAGGGGGTTACAGCTAGGCTGTTAGGCGTGTAGAGGGTTATGCTGGTTCTTGATGATGATTGGTGCCTAATGTCGGGACGTTCGCTAATATGAGGCCATTAAGATTTTACTGAGGGGAGTGGGTCAGTGAACGAACAGCCAGTGGTTCTTGCTCTAAAGCGGGTTCAGGAAGTGCTTGATACGGCTTACTTTGGATTAAGGCTCCTGAAGCAGCAGGACCCTTCACAAAGATCAGCCGGTTTGAGAAATGTATTAGTCTTCGGTAGGTCAGTGACTTTTGTTATACAGAATCTTCGGTCGATCGTTGGAGAACAGCGGTTCAACTCTTGGTACGAGCCAATACAGGAGGCTTTACGTGCTAATCCGCTGATGAAGTATTTTGTGGAGGCTCGAAATAATCTCGAGAAGCAGGGGCGCTTAGACGTGGCTGCAAGCGGTACCATTCGAAACTTTAGCAGCACCGATCTTCCGAAATTAGAGCAACCCCCGTTTCAAGCTACCTCGTTTTTTATGGGGGATGTGACCGGAGGGTCGGGCTGGGAAATGGATATTGGGGGCGGTGAAACAATTAAATACTACATCACGATTCCCGAGTCGATGGGCCGATTTGAACAGGTTTTTCATAGCCTTCCAGAGAATATACCTCCAGAACTTCGTAATCTCTCAGTCGTGGAGTTGTGTGAGATATATCTGGATGAAATGGCAAAGCTGGTTGCGATGGCAAAAAAAGAGTTCTCTCCCCACCCAAGCGAGCGGCCTTACTTGCGGCTCGTGAAATAGTTCTACGCTACAGATTTGGTATTGCGAATGCTCCATCCGCCGAGGCCGGCGAACAGGTCGATTGCTGTGGTCATGTGATCCTCAGATTCAAGCAGCTGGCGATTGGTCCAGCAGGAAGTCCATTTGCGCGGCGCCTTCGATCCAGGCTGTATCCAGACGCTGGCGGGCGAGGGCTGCGTATTCGGGGTTCAGCTCGCAGATGACCGATTGCCGGCCTTCCTGCATGGCAACGAGTGCAGTGGTACCGGCGCCTCCGAACGGGTCGAGCACCATCCCGCCGCGCGGTGAGCCGGCCAGTACGCAGGGGCGGATCAGTTCGGGCGGGAAAGTGGCGAAGTGCGCACCCTTGAATCCGTTGGTGGCCACCGTCCACACGCTTCGCTTGTTGCGGGTGGTGTCGTAGTCGATGTCTTCGCGGCCTGGCCTGTGCTGGCCGGTCTGTCCGTGCTCGCCGCTGGAGTACTTCGTCTCTCTGGCAAAGCTGTTTCGCTTGCTGACCCGCTCGCGCTGCCTTGCTGGTTTGTCGGTCCCATGGCCCCAGCCCACCCCGTTGTTGCGCGGTACCACGTTGCCCGAAACCGTCCGGGCGCCGCCGTTCGAGTTATCGAAGGTTGACCCGTCCACGTAGGCGCCGCCCCGGAAGGTCGAGGCAGATCCCTTGCCAGTCAGGTTCGCCGGCTCCCTGATAGCGTCCTGATTGAAGAAGTACTTCGGCGACTTGCTCAGCAGGAATAGATACTCGTGGGATTTGGTGCAGCGGTCGCGCACGCTCTCGGGCATGGGGTTCGGCTTGGCCCAGACGATATCCTGGCGCAGGTACCACCCATCATCCTGCAGGGCAAAAGCCAGTCGCCAAGGCATTCCCATCAGGTCCTTCGGCTTGAAGCCGCCATGATTGGCCTGCTTCTTTTTCCGCGCGCTTGCGGCAATCTGGCGGGCGCTCAGACTGGAGAAGCCAAGCCCCATATCATCCCGACCATGAGCACCCCAAGAGCCGGCATAGCTGTCGCCCATGTTCACCCAGATAGTGCCGTCATCCCGCAGCACGCGGCGCACTTCGCGGAACACAGCGACCAGGCTCTCGATGAATTCGCGGGGAGAGGCCTCCAGCCCGATCTGGCCGTCTACCCCGTAATCCCGCAGCCCGAAGTAGGGCGGGCTGGTGATGCAGGTGTGCACTGACTGATCCGGCAGCGTCCTCATCATTTCGATGCAGTCGCCCACCAGGATGCGGTGCTGCTGGGTCATGTCGTTTTCCTTGCGTGCAGGCGCCGCCCTCGCGGGGTCGGCGTTATCGTTGAATAGGGGAAGGCGCTGGCGGGCAGCGCGGGAGGGTCATGGGCAGTTGTTCGCGTCGCAGTTCTGGCAGTCGCTGAGGAATCGGCCGTCCCAGCTGATGAAACGTCCGCAGCCGTGGCAGTTGAGCGGCCTCTGCCATGGCTTGCGCTGCTTCCTCGGCACCGCCATTTCGATACCGGTGCCTTGCAGGGCATCTTTGATATTCACGTCCCGCTTGTGCACCAGGCGCCGGGCCTTGGCTTCGAGATAAGCCACCGGCCAGATCACTGCCTCATCTGGGGTATTGCCGATCGCTTCGGCGGCCTCAAGGGTGAGGTGGTGGGCCTTCTCGAATCGGTACGTGTGGCCTATTGGCCACCTGGCCAAGGCAATATCGTTCCCGTTCCAGTGCCCAGGGATCTGCAGGACAACAGTGCAGCCAGGGGTCAGCTGGTCGCGGGCTTCGTTCAGGTTGATGTACTGGTGGTCGACGCCGAGATGTGCGCGGGCATCCACGTAGTCCTTCGGCCATGGGATGTCGGTTTCGCGGTGGCTGCAGGCCTGCTCCTGGGTGAACAATTCGGCCTTGTCGAGGCTGGTGGTGTATCCGCCGCCCAGGGCCCAGAACATCAGGCCATCACCAACATCGGTACGACTGTCCTGCAGGTAGAACTGGGTCATGGCTTTCTCCATGCATGCGCCACCCTACGTGGCCGGATGCGGCATGGTGGCAATTTGGTTTGGGATGGGGTATTACGGGTGACCGGCATGGGGCCGGGCTAGGGAGCTTCAATGAAGATTCGTACGGAACATCAGAACCTGGGCGCTGCACTGATGCAGATCGCTGAGGACGACAATTTCACCGCCATCAATCCCCTGCGCCTCAGGGGCGCAAAAATCAACAATGCCTTCCTGATCAACGCCGATACTTGCCTTTTCCTCAAGTACGGACAGGAGCCGAAAGGCCCGCATCAAGAGTACAAATTCACTTTCTCCTCTGACGTTCTGGACTCGATTGAGCTGTCCACCGAGTTCTATCAGAAAATTTTCATCGGGCTTGTTTGCGTTGAGGATCAGGAGATTTGCCTCATCGACATGGAGCAGATGACCGAAATGCTGCAAGCGCGAATTAAAACCGCGGGGCAAGAAGAGGAGGTCTACCAGGTCCTCGTGACTGTTCCGGAAGGAAAGAGCTTGCGCGCTTACACCAATGCATCTGGCCGCAAGGGCGTAGTTGCAGGCAAGGAGAAAGTTATCTCCCGCAGCCGCTTCCCGTCGGGGCTCTTCGCCTGAGGTACACCTTTCAATCTGAGTGGCAAATGAGTGCTTGGCGCTCACTGAATTGCTGAAGCTTCCGCGCCACAGATGGTGACACCGTGATTTCGTGGCGCGGAGGTGTCAGCAGCGGCAGCGCGCCGCCCGGGCCCAGCCCATGCAGGTGATGGATCATCAGCGTCATCGCCTCGCCCTGTTCCTCGATCCCGGCCCACTCCATCAGTTCCAGCAGGGCCTGCTTAGTCCCTGGTCGAACCTTCAAGCGCAGGTCTTCTTCCTGCAGTCGCTCGGCCTTCTCGCGCCGGCGCTTGTCGCGCTCTGCCTGGTCCATCGCCATACGGCACCTCCTTCAATCCGCTGGGCGGCATGTGTATGTGCAGCTGGCGGCGACGCTGCTGCGTGAGTTTCTGGATGCGTCTCATGGGTGGCACACCTCAATTGGCGTCTTCTTCGTCGAGCCAGACGGCATGACTACCAGTAGGCGATTGTTTCCTCGGTATACGCCCCAAGGCTGACCAGTTGATCTGGCCATGGCCGCCGCGTACTTCACGGCGGGCACTGGCTGAGACATGGTGGCGATCATGGCCTACCCCCGATTCCGCTGGAGCGGGAAGTTAATGTCGAACTCGGCAATGATGCGCGTGAACCTGCAGTTACCTATGCCCAGCTCCAAAGTCACGCCCCACCGGGACTTGCCGGCATCACGCAGGGCAATGATCTTGTCGGCGATGTCACGATCCTCCTGGCTCGGTTCGGCCTTTGCCTTTGCCTTTACCTTCGCCGGTCTGTCCGGCTTCGGCGGGCTGAAGAACTTGAATCCTCCCCGCGCCGCTACGCCCCCAAAGAGCGGTCTTGGTTTCACCTAGGAGTTCTGCCACCTCGCCACAGGTCATGGTCTTGGCAAGCTCGGCTACCTGCGCAGTGCGAGCCTTGGCGCGGGTTTGTTGAGGGTGTTCCTTTGCGGGCCGAACTGGCTTGACCCGCTTTGGCTTCGGCTCAGGGTGATGACGCTGCCGGAAGGGCACGTACTGGAACCCCTCAAGCACAATGATCTGACCGCCAGACGCGAAGAAGGCCGCTTTTGCGGCCTCCAGGTCGATTGATGGGTTCATGTCATCCTCACTTGATCCGTATGGAAGACTGGCCGCGCTCGAGGCGGGCACCCTTTACCTCTTGGCCGGCCTTGAGCCGCTCGGCAATGGCCCGCTTGTCCGGCACCATGGTCACCTTTGGATTGACCAAGTCCTCGTCCAAAAGCTTGTCGTCGTCCACGATTACCGATTCGCGACCCTTGCAAAGGGTGATCGTGAACAGGGGGCAACTGATCTTCGTGATTTCAGCTGCCTCCATGTTTTCTCGCAGGTACTCAATTATCTGGCCCTTACGGTTGGACATGATCCGCTTGCGCTCCTGAAGACGCTCGATCTCGGCCTCTACAGCCTCGATGTCGCCGTCCATGTTCAGGATTACCCGGCTTACTGCCAATGCCTTGTCATTGAATTCAGCCTCAATGGCACCCATGGTGTCGCGTACAGCGATCGCCATGTCCTCGTCTGCATCCTGCATCAGCACGCCAAGTTCTCTGTACTGCCCGGTCAATTCGTAGAGATGGCTCATGCTGCTGCCCCTTCAAGCTGCGCCTTACGTTCTTCGAAAGCCTCAGTGATGCGACGGATGAATGCGGCCTCGTTGCGTGCAGTTGCACTCTTGATAAAGCGCGTGTTGAGGGTCTTGAGTTCGTGCATTGTCACGGCGCCAGCCATGGTCTCGATCGAAGACTTGAGCCACTCCAGGCGCTCTAGGCGCTGCCGCTCCTGCTCGGCAGCCTTATCCTCGGCCTTCTCGATAGCCACCTCGCTGCGCACCGTCTCAACGTAGGAAGCGTCATCGAACATCCCCATGTGGATGTCAGCCGCGAAGCCGAGAGGCTGAAGGCACTTGCCGATAGCATCAGTCAGCGACTTCTTCGCTGCCTCCCAGTCCGTGATGATCTTGCCTTGCTGGAGAAGAACGAATGGGGTGTGGCCGTAGTGCTCAACGGTGCATTTCTGGCCATCCTTGCCCAAGTACCAGAGCTGGATCTTCAGGGTGTGCAGCTTGGCGTTGATGCGCGGAGCGTCTGGCCATTCCTTGGTGGGCGCTGAAAGCGGGGCGCCTTCATCGAAGCGATCCTCAAGCACCGTCCAGCCCCATCCCTCGCCGCAAGGACCGAACACTTCGGTTGCCTTACGCATAAGGTAGGTTGGCTTGATTGCGGTGCCTTTGAAGCCGCCCATCCCAGTGAAGTTTTTCGTTGCACTGGGGTCGGTCGTATCAACCTGGTCCCAGATGCGCATGTTTGCATTGGACATTTGTCACCTCGCGCCAGGCCGGCGCCGTCAGTTGGAATAGGGGAAATGCCAGGTCACGCCCGTGATGTAAGGCCGAACGCCCTGGCTGCCGGTGATGGTTGCGCGCTCTTGCCGGCTTACGCTCCCTTGCGGGCACGGTTATCCCCCGAAGGGGCCCGCCGTACTCGGGCGTCTTGCGTCAGGAGGTAATGCAGCCAGCGAGGGCGCTGGCGAGCATGAAGAAGGTGCAGGCGAAGAGCATGGAGAAGGAGCCGCGCCAAGCTGCGATGCGGCGGGCCCGCTGGCAGGAGGTCACGCCCGAACCTCGTAGCCGACCGTCCACTCCCCGCAGATGCAGGCGCGGCACTTCCAGGCCTGAGGGTTCTCGATGCTGGCCAGCGCCGCCTCATTCACCGCTGCGGCGAACGTCGGGCCCTTGAACAGCATCAGCACCCGGTCAGCCGGAATGGCCTGAGCCTCGGGCAGTTCGGCGATCTGCTCGTCGATGAGCGTGGTGATCAATGGCGTAGTCATGCAGCCTCCTTGCGCCGCACGGCAATACGCCGGATGCGCTCGCAGTAGTGTTTGAACTCCTCGGAGTCGATGGCGAGGAGGGAGAAGTAGGCGACCACCAGGGTTTCAGCCTTGGCGTCCTCCAACGGGCCAGAGCCCGGCAGAAGCATCGTTTCAATGGCCGCTTCGATCGCGCTGACCGCGATGCTGTGAGGGCTCATTCCGCCCCTCGGCCTGGGCCAGAACTCCTTCTTTGGCGAAGGGTGCGAGCAGCTGGCGGGCGATCTCTTCCAGCGCCGACTCAGGGTTGGCCACGCTCAGAACTTCATCAGCTGCCGCTGCTGCGTCGCCGGCGACCTTGCAGCGCGCCGCCAGAACCAGCCGGCCTAGCACCGAGTTGCTGATCCCGCTCAGGCCCAGCTGGCCCATCACGAACTCATCCACCGCCTGGGCGAAGCGCTCGTAGGTGACGCCACGCTGGCGGAAGTTGCGCTGGAACACTACGTCACGGCGCGCCATCAGTTCAGCGATACCATCGTCAATCCAGCGCTCCTCTGGCGAACTTTCGCTTACCGATGGAGGCAAATGGTTGTCGTACCGCCATTGTGCTGCTCGAAGTGCGCCCATGGTCGCCTCCAGTGGTGGGTTACTCGGTGGGTGGGGAGGGGAATAGCTGCCAGCAGACAGGCCAGTACAACGGATCAACCCAATAGTCGTCGTTCTCGAGGTTGTCATCGTCAGCGAATGGGTGGAAATCGCCGTTCATGAAGCTGAAAGGAACAACGATAAGAGCAGCTGTCTTGTCGTCTCGGAAATGCACGCAGCAAAGACCGTCATCACCATTCTTTGGAAGCTGATGCTCAGTTCTGATCCAGCCGTTCATGGCTTCACCATGGCCTTAGCGATAGCAGCCCTAACAACCTTGAGGTACTGTCCGTTCACGCCGACATAGCCAGATTGGCTGCAAAGCCGCTCCACTCCTTCCAACGCCTCCAGCAGCTCAGGCGCTGCGGAGATCAGCCGTGCATTGGCCTCGGCCTCTTCCTCGTTGACGTAGAAGCCAGAGTTGTCGTTGCCTGACACCGAGCAAACGATGTAACCCTGGTGGCCGTCAATGAAAGAGCCGGACATGATGATCTTCGGGGCTTCGGTGCAGCGGACCCATGGGCCTGGAGTGTGATTGCTCATTGCGTGAACCTCAGTAGGACCGCATTAGGCAGGCGCCAGCGCAGGTGACCAAACCCGAGCCGTGAAGCTCGCTAGCGCCTGTCTGATGCGGTCGAAGTGAAGGGAAGGGGATGCAGAGGCCGGGCGCCACCCCGGCAGCTGGCTTGGCGTGGACCCATCCAGCGGCGCAATTCGTTTACCCCCAGTGCGAGGGAAGGGACGTCCACAGGTGCTTCGGTAACCGCGCCCGGAGCTGGGCGCTACTCTGCATCGGGGTGTGATCTGGTATTGAGCGCCCCGTTTCCGCGTTTCGGCGCATCCATCTAGGCGCTTGGGTTCCAGCGGCCACGTCTCACAGATCACACTCCGGTGCAGCCTGCGATGGGGAGCAGGGCATCGGGCCGTCTTTCCGGCTGTCAGGGAATCAGCTCTTGCCCAGGACCGCCTTGGTGACGACCTTGGGGAATTTCTTGGTGCGAATCTCGTTGGCCTGCTTATCGGTGAGCAGGCCGGCCAGATACAGCGTGGTGATGGACGTGTTGATGTGGTCGAGGCGCTTGGCCTCGTCCGCGTTCATTTCCGGGAACTGCTGCGCGAAGGGCCGCGCTGCCCAGCCTTGCTCGAACGTGCCTGACATTGTCTTGCCCTCTGCTATTCAGTGGATTCCCCCTGATGCGCCCCGCTTGAGGCGCACCGGGGAATCGTCTGTAGCCCGTCAATCGACGCTAATGTTTCCGCCGCCAGGCTTCTTGATAGTCTTGAGCATTTCGCGCTGTAGCTCGCCAATCGCCCAGGCCGCGGCCATGATCGCAACCTCGCGACATGATGCGTTCTTGCCGTCGAATCCATTCACGCTGATGCCAGCCTTGCTGACGGTCACGGTGCCTAATCGGCTGAGCATCATTTCGGTGTTTTCCATTGCCATCTCCGATGAATTCAGGTGCCGGTCAGCCCCGGCTGCTCACCACTGCGCAGGTGACGCGATCCGCGCTAGGATGGATGTGCCAACAAACCAACCTGCGAATAGGTGAAAAAATGGAAGTTTCAGCATCTTGCAACGCTTGCGGCAGCAAGAGCTTTATGGTTCCCGAAGAGGGCGAAGCGGATCAGATGGTCCGGTGCGCTGACTGCGGGATCGACGTAGGCAACAAGCAGGAAATCATGGATGCCCTCAAAGCGAAGGCAGAGCAGGAAGTCCAGGACATGATCAAGAACACCCTAGGGAAGAGCGGGGCGTTCAAGATCCGGTGAAGCCGAGTCGTCAGGCTCGTTTAAGCGGGCAGTGACCTTGCGGTAAACGGCTTCCGCAATCTGTTCGACAAGCTGTTCAAAGGCTTCGTCGCCAGGCTGTGGAAGCTTCACTTCAATCGACAGAGTTTCTTTGCTCATGGTGTGCTCTCCGCGTGGTCCTGAAGTAGGGCCACCTGGAGAGCATCCGGCCCAGTCAAAAGGGCCGGAAATCTCGTTTCCTAAAGAGCTTGTTCAGGTCGGGTCCGCTTGATGCTTTCGCCTTGCGGGGCCTGGATCGACACTTCGCTGTCGTCTGCTATCTGGCGTGTCCAGATGGTGTGAGGCTTGAGGGCCTCCCGAGGGGCTGTGTAGCGCCTCGATGGGTGTAAATTAGCAACCGCTAAATTTAGCGTCAATAGCAAATGCTAAATTATTTTTCCACGCACCACCCGGCCAACCGGGAGATCCAGAGGGAGGAGGGTTATACGGGGTTTTACAATCTGCTAAATCTGGGTATGCTTCTGCCATGTACTGTATATGCATACAGCAATCAAGGAGGGAGCAATGTCACGCCAGCAAAAGAAGAAACACCAAGAGCCCACCCCGATGAGCGGGATGGAGCGTTTGACGCTCAGGGTCTCAGGCATGATTAATCATCCAATCGCACAGGATCAGCGCTGGGTAACAATCCATCGCCTGGACACAGATGGCGACCGGGAGTGGGAGGAGGTGATGGGTACGATCGCGGAGGTTGACGGAATTGAGATGACATTCAACGACGACGAGTCAGTAACCCTGCGCTGGGAAGCCTCTTCCGAAGACGATCCTGAAGCTCAAACCCATGATGAATTTGTGGCGGTTGAGGAAGAGGCGCCTTTCTGACGAGCACAAAAAAGCCCGCGCTAGGCGGGCTTCAGGGATTGATCACTCATCCGGGCTTGGTTTGGCGATGTAATCCTTTGGAATGTACGGGACCTTGGTCACCTTGCCATCTTTGGTCTCGAACGAGACTGACTTGGCGCCACCAAACGCTGTGGCGTGGGTGTAGATGAAACGCTGGCCGTCTTCCTGGGAAACGACCATGTAGGGGTTGCCCATGATCTCGTAGAGCTGATCTTCGGTCATGCCGACTTTGACCTGGCTGGCCTGGCCAAAGGTGAATGGCGTGCCGGCGCATCCAGCCAGGGCGACGACTACAGCGGCGAGAAGGAATCGGAGAATGTGACGAAGCATGGCGACCTCCCTGTGAATTGAGTCGCCATCCTACCATTCTGGCTATCCGCTATCACTCAGGGGGTAGATTCATCCGGCTTCTGCCTGGCAATCAGATCAGCCAGCAGCTCGGCAATGGCTTCACTGTTATCCACCAGCACCTCTAGGTGCTCACTGATCCGCTCATATACTTCGGTCGCCCCTCGCTGATCGAGCCAGATCCCGGCCTCTTCGATTGCGGCACCGAGTGCGTTGATGTTCTGGTTTAAGCGGAAGAGCAGGGCGGCTGTCGGATCGTTGGGAAGGTCGGTCATAGCGGCTCCTCATGAAGATGAGGAAAGACTAGCAGGCAAAGAAAAGCCCGCTGAGGCGGGCTGGTGCCGAGCACGTGAGGTGGAGATCCCTAAACTCGACAGGGTCAGTGTAGCTTGGTTTGGACGTCCGAGTTGCTGTCGGTGCTGAATCGGTCGATCTCAACCAGGGCTGCCTCAATTTGCTCCAGCGCCTCAGCGATTCTCTGAAGCGATCCCTCAGCGTATCCCTGAGATCTAGGGGTTGCCCCTCTCATGCCGGTGGCCAGGGCCAGCTGTGCGTCAGCCATCCGCGAGAGCAGAGATAAGGTTAGCTTGTCGGTGACCATGGCCCTCCAGAGGTCACGACAGGATAGCAGGCATGAAAAAGCCCGCCGAGGCGGGCTGATTGCTCTTATCCGACATGATGCCGGACCTTCTCGCGGAATGTTTCCAGGTCCGTTATGTCTGGTACGAAGTCATTGGCCGCCTTGAGCAGGCGGACGCTGTCTTGTTTCGGGAGCCCGGTGAAGTCACTGCACACAATTATCGAAGTGAACGGTTCGCCAACCTGCTTGAGGTGTAGGAGAGTGATGGTGGTTACCCGAGCCTTGTCTTTTCCGTTAACGCCGAAAAGATACACTGGACGCCCCTGTGTTCGAATCTTGTAGTCGACCATGTATGCAGGGCCGTCAGGAATTTCTGGGATGTATCCTTCCTCGTAAGACCCCTCCGGCAGGGTAGACTTAATGGCTTCGCGCAGGTCGTCATAGAACGTAGAGCCGACCCTAGACCATGACCACAGAGCCATATCTTCTACGCGAGAGAGGCCCTGAGTGATATCGAATAGACCCCTGATCAGCTTGTCAGCAGGAACCTCCAAGTAGATTTCACCATCCACCTCGGAGAGGCCTGACTCAGCGAGAATGCTTTGGTACAGCTTGCCCCGCGATCCAGCGTAGAACTTGGAGATATCGTTCTCATAGCTCAAGCGCATCATTGTCGTGCCTGAGTCGGAAATTCTCCAGCCGCCGGTAATCCGGGAGAGGTAAGCGGTGAACTGGTCGCCATCCCTTGCAACCATGGGAAGGGCGACAGCAATCATATCGCCACACTCGCGCACAGCGACGTCGTCGCAAAAAGCGGAGCATAGGGACTTTCGGATTTCTGCCAATTCACTCATCGTCGAAGAAGCCTAATGTGGTTTGCTGCCAAACACCTACGTCTGGATGACGAGTGGATGGTCGGCCAAGGCCAGATACATTGCAGTCTATCAGAAGGTTATCGAACGCTCCTTCCAGATCGGAATAGGCGTCTGTGGCGACCGCGTAGTGCTCGGGTTTTCTTCCGGCCCGGATGTATCTTTCTGTTGCGCGATGAATATGAGGCCTGAAATCAACCTTTTCACCGCCTTCGAGAGGGTTAGAGTGAGGGTGGCAGCTGCCGTTGTAGCGAGCTAGCGTTATGCTTTCGCCGCTGGGAAGGCGCAGCAGAATACCGCACGAGAAACTGTGTGCGATTTTTTTGTTCTGCCTTAGGTAGATCTCGAACTGAGCCCCGTCATCTGAGATGACATCATAGTTTTTCTGCTTGCAGCCCGGAAAATCCTTCCAGCGGGCACCTGGGTTTGTAATGGTTTTTTCGCAGGTCAGAAGCTGCCCAATCCTTTGATCTGTAAGCGCCGAAATCACAACGGAAACTCCTTTAGCCCGCTGGGCAATCCTCTACGTAACTGCATCCGAAGTGCTCTCTGCAGGACATTCCCTGCGACAGGTTGCCGTCAAGACGCTATGCCTTTGAGCCCCGCTCAATCCGCCCTACCTTCACCTCATCCCCATACCCCACCAGCCGATTTTCACCAGGCTGTATCGCCCACAGCTCTGGATTCATCGATATCATCAGCAAGCCTAGGGCTGAAGGATCGAACGGGTATGCCGGTGAGGCCCTGAAATGCTAGCGCTATTGCCGTATTAAGCGGCCGATCTCCCTTGAGAAAGCGGCGCGCTGTCACGGTGCTTACGCCCATCGCTTCAGCCAGCTTGGACTGCGTAATTCGCTCGGCTCGCGAAGCCGATCCGTTGAAGTCTTTAAGCGCCTTGCCTAGCGCAACGCATTCAGCCTCTTCCCATGGCCACAATTTATCGCTGTTCATTTCTTACCAAGGGGTTCCAGTCAACCATGCGCTGCTTGCAGTCTGTCTTCGTCCGCACGCGCTTCTAGTCGGGCCTCTCCTGCACGCATTACTGCGCAGATTCTGATTATTGCTTGGGCGTCAGGCTCGTTTCCGGCCTGGCTCAGGCGATCAGCTATGCGCATCAGCTCGACCGCAGACCATTTGAGATCGCTGGCCAGGCCCTGGAGGTCGCGGCGGAGATCCTGATTGAGGTTGGTTAGGGGCATGGCTAGGCCTTCCTGGCGTTCCAGATAAGCAGGACCTTCGCGTGGATTGTCACGTCGTCGATACGCGCCGTCTGATTTTCGTAATGCTGATTATCCGAGATCAGGCGATAGTTTTCTTCGTCCAAGCGCATCACGCGCTTGATATACAAATCTTGGTGCCAGGTTAAAACGTAAATCCCCTCGCCAATGAAATCCCTAACGCCCTTGTCGACTATGACAAGATCCTTATCGTTAATAGTGCCTTCCATGCTTTGACCCCAGCCATTGATCATCGCCAGGGAGGTCGCTGAGGTGTAGGTAACGCCCTTCTCCCGGAGGATCTCCTCCCGAACGACCAGATTCCGCACGACTTCCGTGTATTCGGGAGGGAGCTGACCATCCCCCATTGCCGCACGGATATCGTAGTGGGGGATTAGAATCTCTTCGCTCATCGGGCGCAGGCTTGAAGCGTTCACAGGCAGATAGTTTGACGATTCGTCATCAGACTCTTCCGCAGCTGCAACGATTCTCTCCCGTGCCTCGCTGGAAAAACCTTTGACCTTGGCGAGAGACATCTTCAGTTGCTCAATGGCTGACAGCGTGGCTTTCGGCTGCGCATTTTTTTCAGGAGTAGCAGGATTGACCAGGCTTCCGGAAGGCAAGCCAATCTTCTCCTCCAGGTTCGCCGCAGCTTTCTCCCCGAGATTTCTGTGTCCGTTGAGGATCTGAGACAGATACGAAGCATCCAGCCCATGCTGATTAGCGAAATCTTTTTGGGATGCCCCCGCCATTACGGCCTTGAGGGCATCAACTCTCTGCTTGTTGATATCCATCTGCCAATCATCGCCATCTGTTAGCAATCAGTAAATTACGGTTTGCTATTGCCTCCCGGATTAGCAGTTGCTAATCTGCGAGCCATATGGAGGTGCACCTATGAATCTGCACGACTACATCAAGCCTTTCGACAAACAAACGCTGAACAGCTTTGCAGCCAGTTGCGGCACAACTGCGGGTCAGCTGAAGCAGGTCGCATATGGGTATCGCCGGCCTGGCGCTGCCCTTGCTATCAGCATCGAGCGCGAGTCCTCGCGCGCAGTTACCTGCGAGGAGATGCGCCCAGATATTGACTGGGCGTACCTGCGCAGCACCGATCCAAGCAAAGCAGCCGCCTAAACCCACCCACAAACCGCAAGGAGCAGTACCCGCATGGGATTTAAAGACCCCCTGACACAGCGCCGTGACCTGGCGAGAAAGGTTCGCCTCTATCCGCTGCTTGATAGGCAGTTGCAGCGCGCTGCGCACAAGGCCCGCCGCGAGTACGCGACCTATCTGTTCGAGATGCTCGAGTGGGCCGCTGTGAATGGCGGCATCGAAGCCCTCATGCCCGACGACCTGAAGGATATCGCGGGCTAGAGGCCCTCAGGAGGGCACGATGGAATTTTGTGAAGAGAACGTGCCGCCAGAGACCAGAGCCAAGATTCACCGCCTGATGGAAGCCAGGGGCTGGACGTTTGAGGAGGCCGTGAACGAGGTCTTGCTCGAAGCAATTACGTCCGGCGCAACGGTATTCGTAGGAAGGCGAAAGGCACCGGTTCTGGAGCTGGTGGGACTGAAGAGGCCCTCTACCGGATAGGTGAGGCCCTCACATCGGGACTGAAGAGACCCTCAAATGGCAGGAACAAAAAAACCACCGGGCAGGGTGGCTTCTTGTACTGCATTCGTAACGCTTGTGTGAGGTCATCATATATGCACCAGACCATCCAAAGCAATACCGTGGCCCTCGCGCCACAAAATGCGAACCACGATTTCGTGGCGCGCAGTCACTTCGAGCAGGCCCTGATTGCCGCTCGCCAGGTTCGAGCCCAGTACTCGCGCCAATCCAAACGACAGCTCGTCCGTGAATGCTTGCAGCACCTGCATTCGTTCCTGGCTGCCCCGCGCCCTGGAGCAGCCCATGAGTAACGTCTTCACCTTCAAATCAGCCGGGGGCTTTACCCGGATGGACAACCAGCTGATGGACGCTCTGGCAGCGGTTCACCTGTCGCCAGCTGAGTTCAAGACTATCCACGCAATTGCTCGCTTGGTGATCGGCTACAACCTGACAGAGCGCCGCATTACCGCAGACGAAGTGGCCAAGATGACCAACATCCTGCCTGCGCACGTTTCGCGTGCGATCAGCAGCCTGCTGGCCCGGCGAGTGCTGTACCGGGTTGGCGGTAGCCGCGGCGAAATCGGCATCTGCTCGCCGTCTGAGTGGGTTTACCAAGAGCCGAAAAAAGAACAATCGACTCAACCAAAATCAGTCGAAACTACCAAAATTGGTAATTCCGACAATGTAACGAAACTACCAATTTCCGACGACTCCCTTCTTTATACGAAAGAAAAACCCCTAGTAACTGTTCCTACGGAACAGATTACTGCCCCCCAGGGGGCGGAGCCCGCTCAGTCGGAAGCCAAGCCAGTTGTGTTCACCGGCGAAGACTTCGAAGTCGACGCCACCCTGATTACCAAATGGGCAGAGGCTTATGCACCGATCGACGTGGAAGCAGAGATCAAGCGTGCAGCAGCCTGGGCCAGCGGGAGCAAGCCGAAGAAGGACTGGCGCCGCTTCCTGGTCAACTGGCTTGGCCGTGCGTTCAAGCGCAGCCCGAACGGTGCCAGCGAGGCTGGCGTGCCGGTGGACAAGATCATCGACCTGTACCACCGGGTCTGCCCGAACCTGCCAGCCGTGACCGTGAAGAGTGACAAGGTCCTGCGCAGCATGATCGCCGAGCGCTGGAACGAGTCGCCTGATCACCAGAGCGGGCAGGGCTTCTGGCTTGGGTTCTTCCAGAAGGCCAACAACCGCAACCAGGTGTTCTTCCGTGGGCAGAACGTCCAGCCGCGACTGGAGGCCCTGGTCAGCCGCGCTGTGTTCCGCGAGATCTCGGAGGCTGCGCAATGATCGAACTTCACAGCCTTGAGGCCGAGCACGGCGTGCTTGGGGCCATGCTCCGTCAGCCTCACCTGATCGACGTGATCTCCGATGAACTGGCTGCCGATGCTTTCGCCTGGGATGACAACGCCGACCTGTACCGCCTGATCCTGGAGCTGCACGCTGACAGCAGACCTGTTGATGTGATCACCCTCAGTGATCGTCGCGCTGCACTGCCTAGCGGTACCCGGACGCTGGCCTATGCAGGGGAGATACAGGCCAACACGCCAAGCGTGGCCAACGCCAAGCACTACGCACAGATCATCCGTGAGCGCGCCATCTGTCGCCAGTTGTCAGCTGCTGCTGAGCGCATCCATGAAGTGGCGCATGAGCAGGCCGGCATCGAGGACAAGATTTCCCTGGCCCAGTCCATCGTGCTCGGTCTGGATGCGTCCGGTAACGACGGCGAGTGCCAGATGATTGGTGACATCATGGCCGAGCACGTTGAGGTGCTGCAGGAGCGCCTGGACCGCTTCCAGAATGGTGTCGTCATGGATGGGCTTGGCACTGGTATTCCAGACCTGGACAAGTTCACCCAGGGCCTGAAGTCAGGCCAGATGATCGTTGTTGCCGGTAGGCCTGCCATGGGCAAGACAACCCTGGCCATGAACGTAGCCGCCGACGTAGCCATCAACCAGAAGAAGCCAGTTCTTGTGGTCAGCTTGGAGATGACCAAAACCCAGCTCACAGACCGGCTCCTGGCGGCTGTCGGAGGAATTCCTCTGCCTTCGCTGAAAACCGGGGAGTGCGCTGCTGATCATGGGCCTGAACTCGCCGCTGCAACGCTCAGGCTGCGGGATGCCCCTATCTGCGTCTCGGACGTTCCAGTCATGACCATTTCCCGAATTCGCGCTGTTGGTCGGCGCCAGGCGCACCGCTTTGGCGGGCTGGGCCTGATCGTCATTGATTACCTGGGCCTGGTTGAGGGCGAGGGCAAGGGCCGAACCGAGGATGTAACGGCTATGTCGCGTCAGATCAAGTTGTTGGCTCGTGAGTTGGATTGTCCGGTGATCGTCCTTTCCCAGCTCAATCGCGGATGCGAGAGCCGCCCTGACAAGCGCCCGGTGCTTAGCGACCTGCGCGAATCCGGCGCCATCGAGCAGGACGCCGACATCGTGATGTTCGTGTACCGCGATGAGGTGTACCACCCGAACACCCAGGACAAGGGCATCGGGGAAATCCTGATCCGCAAGAACCGCGACGGCGAGATCGGCTGCGTACACACCGCCTTCCAAGGCGACCGCTCCCGCTTCATGCCGCTTGCCAGCCGCGCCAAACAAGAAAACGTCGTGAAGGTGAATTTCTGATGAGAGAGCGCAGAGCGATCTACCACCACAACGGCTACCGCCTTCGTTCCTACACCGAACTGCTTTGGGCCCGCGTGCTTGAGGCGGCCGAGATTTTCTACCTGTACGAACCTGATTTGGTTCGGGTCGACGACGGGTATTACCTGCCTGACTTCTGGCTGCCGAACGTGGGCATCTACCTCGAGGTGAAGGGGAAGAACCCGACCGACATCGAGATTCAGAAGGCCGACGCCGTTATGGCCCGGACCGGTAGAGAGGTCATGTTCTTGGTTGGACGTCCGGAATCAGACCGCGAGGGTTTGATGAATTGCGGAATGCTTGTACGTGGCTCGGGCGGATGGACGAATGGGCTTTGCCCTTATGACCTCCACTGCCTGGTGCGTGATCACGTCGACTATGTGATGTGGTTGCGGATCAGCCGTGCCGCCAAGGGCGACATCATGGATAACGTCCGTCCCATCGGCGACGTCCTGGAAGAGCTGTTCCTTGGGATGGCTGATCGATCTGACATGGAGCAGTGCCTCCGCGAAACGCACGCACCTGTGAATGCTGAACGTATGGCCTCTCTACCTGCCCCTAGCGTTTGTGAGCGAGGCATCAAGTGGTTCCTCGATCGTCAGCAATTCCGTCTTTCTCAGCGAGGTGCAGCATGAGCCGTGCACACCTGCTGGCCAAGTTGAACATCAAGCGCGCCGGGCAGCCGGCCGGGGAGGGGGTATGAGCCTGACAGATCGCGAGCTCATCGAGTTCGCAGCAATCGCCATCGGCGCGACCGCCCATGAGCCTTCATTCAAGGGCGACATTCGCAAGTTCACGGCCGCAGGGTTCAGCGGCTGGTTCAGCCCACTGGATTTCAAGGAGCAGGCGCTGGTCCTTGCCACGAAGCTTCGCCTCAACGTCGAGTTCTGGGACGGCTTCAAGCAGGTCGTATGCCGCCGTAACGAGGACAAGGAGAGCGTCGAGATGCACGGAATTGTTGGCTATGGCCAAGGCACTGACCCGCATCCGACGGGTGAGAACGTAGCCCGAGCAATCCTGATTGCCGCTGCGAACATCGGCATGTGCATGCAGGAGAAGCACTGATGGACACCAACAAGATGCGCGACATCAGCCGCGATCAGTTTGAGGTCTGGGCCAGAGACGAGAACAAGTGGCTCATAGACCGTGATTCATTTGGAAATTATCTCTACGGCTATGTCAGAGATTCCTGGAATTCCTGGCAGGCCTCCCGCGAGGCCGTTGTGGTGGAGCTGCCAAGGTCCGACGACAGCTTCGAAAACCATGAATACCTGATCGACCGGGAATTGACGGTAAAGGCGATTGAGGCCTGCGGCCTGAAGGTGGCGCCATGAGCGAAGTCCATCGCTACAAAGTCGTCAAGATGCTTTCCGAGGGCGGCAACCGAATCAGCTACGACCCGCATGGGCCGGAAGTGGTGATGGCGGATGCCTATGACCAGCTCAAGGCCGAGAACGAGGCGCTGCGCAAGGATGCCGCGCGGTATCGCGCTATCCGTGACGATATCCCGCATGTCGAACTGGGAAGGGCAATTCTCGATGTGCAGAGCGCAGACGAGTACGACGCAGCCGTAGACGCTGCCATGGCCAAGGAGGCGAGCCAATGACCCGGGTTCAGGTTGCATTGTTTCTGTGCGTTCTCTACGGAGCCATCGGCGTTGCCGTTGATGGCGATCTTCGCCCGATGGTCATTCTGATGGTAGTCACATGCGGGCCGCTGGCGCTGCACTGGCTGACTAACCCAGTGGGAAAGGAGGCATCCAATGGCTGATGTCATCGCGAAACCTCGGCATTTCTGGTCGTCCGGCCCGTCCCGCGTGCGTGATGTGTGCCGACTGGCTTACCTGTTCGCCACTGAGCTTGCCGTAGCGGGCGCCATCGAGATCATCGTGCGCCCGGTGAAGTCCCGTCGCACGCTTGAACAGAACGCGAAGCTCTGGGCCATGTTGGCTGATATCGCCCGCCAGGTTGAATGGCCGGTGAACGGCGTCATGCAGAAGCTCGACAGCGAAGACTGGAAGGCGCTGATGACTGCCGCCGCACGCCAGGAGGTGCGCATGGCCTCCGGCATCAACGGCGGCGTTGTGATGCTTGGCGTCAGCACCCGGCGTATGTCCGTGGCTGAGCTGGGCGACGTCATCGAGTGCATGTACGTGTTCGGCGCCGAGCGTGGTGTGCGCTGGAGCGAGCCCAAAGGGCGGATGCCTGAGCAGTGGGAGGCGGCAGCATGAGTGAGATTTGGCTGGAGAGTAAAACCCTGGCAGGGCGCTACATGGTGTCTTCACTCGGCAGAGTTAAGCGAATGGCCCATGTGTCCTCGACCCGCTCCGGTGTTGCTAAAAGCTATCCAGAGCGCCTGATTCAGCGTGCCAAGTCCAATGACTATCCGAGGATCATCCTCAAGGTAGACGGCAAGGCAAAGGCTTACCTGATCCATCGTCTGGTTGCCGAGGTGTTTGTTCCAAACCCGGACGACTTGCCCTGCATCAATCACAAGGATGGAGACAAGAGCAATCCGCATCCAGACAACCTCGAGTGGTGCACCCATCAGGAAAACATGGCGCACGCGGCGGCTACAGGGCTCAGCGACTGTGCTGTGCCGGTTCAGTCAGCAAAGCATGGGATGGGCATGTGGTTCCCTTCGCTGGAGTCTGCGGTGCGCCACACGGGCGTGAGCAAACCTTGCATTTGCGCGGCGGCCAGGAAAAAGCAAAAGACGGCTGGCGGCATGGTCTGGGACTACGCGCCGCAGGGCGTGGTGTTCAGCGATCTGCTTAGCGAGGAGGCGGCATGAGCGACGGACTTGGAATCACAACGCAAACCACAGTGTTCCTCTCGGTCGAGAAGGTCGTGAAAGAGATGGACGCCGAGGATATTGGCTCGTTCTGTTCCGCAGTGGCTCAGCGACTGGATCAAGAGTACGCCAGGCGTGCCGGTGCCGCGGCGGACTTCGCCAGCGGGCTAAGTGAGATGGGCTGCCGGTTCCTGGCCGAGGTAGTCACGAGCTTCTACCAGCGGCAGAAACGGGAGGATCGCTGATGACTGGGATCAAGGAGATCAAGCCGAAGAAGTGCAAGGCACCAGGTTGCGGTAAGCACTTCAAGCCGAACATGACCACACAGAAGGTGTGCAGCATCGCCTGTGCCAAGGCCATGGCTAAAGACCCGAAGCTACAGAAGATCGCGGCTAAGGCCATCACCAAGCAAAAGCGCGAGGACCTGCAGGAGCGCCGGGAGAAACTGAAGACCCGCGCCGACTACGCCAAGGAAGCCCAAGCAGCGATCAACCGCTACGTGCGACTTCGGGACGCTCACCTGGGGTGCATCAGCTGCAGCAAGCCCGCTTCGTGGCAGGGGCAGTGGCATTGCTCGCACTTCCGTAGCGTCGGCGCCGCCCCGCACCTGCGGTTCAACCTCTGGAACATGAACAAGTCCTGCAGTGCCTGCAACAACTTCCTGAGCGGAAACATCATGGCTTACAGGCCGGCGCTCATCGAGAAGATCGGCCAGGCCAAGGTTGATTGGCTGGAGTGCAACAGCGACGTCGCTCGTCACGACATCCCGTATCTGAAGCGCGTTAAGGCGGTGTTCAGCAAGAAGGTGCGGCGCATTGAAAAACGGCTGGAGGAGGCTTGCTATGGGTAGCGAAGTAGTTCTGCTCAGGACCTTTGTGGAGCAACGTTCAGGGGCAAACCGGTCGATGGGTGTATTCCAGTGCTGCACATGCAGCGTCGAGTTCTCGTCGCGCATGGATCGCTTGAAGTCCATGACTGGGTGCTGTCCGCCCTGCGCCAACAAGCGGGGAGGGCGCACGCGCTCCACGCACGGCCTCAACAACGCCAACAGTCGACTCCACGTCACCTGGGCGAACATGAAGCGCCGTTGCCTCAACCCTCGGGGCTCGGAGGTGGAGAAGTACGCCGGCGTCACCCTCTGTGATGAATGGATGAGCTTCGAGCCGTTCATGGATTGGTCACTGGCGAATGGCTACACCGACCAATTAACCCTGGACCGTATTGAGTCGAGCAAAGGGTATTGCCCTGAGAACTGCCGGTATACCGATTACAACGTCCAGGCCGCCAACCGCCGGCTCACCGACAAGAACACAAGCGGCCATGTTGGCATCTCGTGGGACAGAGGCAGGTGGGCGGCAAAGGTGCAGTGGCAACGAAAGCAAATTCACCTCGGAAGATTCAGAGATATCACCCAGGCCATCAAGGCCAGGAACGACTATCTCGAGCTTCACGCGCTGCCACACAAGAGGTCTTGACGGGATGAAACAAGAAACCATCGAAGACCTGCAGGCCATCAAGGCGCTGTACCGCCAGAAACTCCGCGACCTCAAGAGGGCAGCAGCATGAACTGGACACCAACTGACAGCGGCCAGCTGCTCATCCTGGCCATGGTCATCTTCGCCGGTTACGCGCTTGTGCGTGGCATGGTTATCTCGAATCGCCGCAAGAAGGAGCAAGGACGATGAAATATCAAAGCGTGTTGGCGGCAGTGGTCCGTGCACTTGCGGCAGAAACCATGAGCGGCGTGGGTGGCGGCGACTTCGAACCGAAGGTCCAGGCCTCGAAGCTGAAAGGGGAGATCACCGGGAAGGATGCGGCGATGCTGGTGGACTGCTGGGTGCACGCCCGCCTGCACAGCAAGCTGATCCCGCGACACTGGAATGCTCTGACGGCCAGGTTCTCGACCCACAAGGCCAAGAAGGTGAAGGCGATCGGCAAGCTTGTGCCGCTTATCGCTACCCAGGCACCGAACCTGTTCCGGTACAAGGCTGTCACCGCCTGGGCCATACCGCCGGTCAAAGGTGTGCAGGCTCAGTCCGGGCGAGAGGTGGCCAGCAGGTCGGCCCGTGAGCGCGCAGAGTTCGAGTCGCTGCATGCTGGCGTTGTCCAGCACTTGGCTGGTGGTGATATGCCCGATGATGCCGGCCAGGCGCGCCGCGAGCAGTATGTGAAGCGCTCCACCGACATGATCGTGCTGCCAGCCGAGTTCTACGACATCAACACATGGGACAACCAAGGCCTGAACCGGACCACTTACTGGCGATGGAAGAAGGCCATCGAGAAGGTGCTGGACGAGATGGTTCTAGAGGCGCTAGCGGCATCTGCCAAGATTCTGGAGGACGAAGGCATTTTGATGGCAGAAGCAGCTTGACAACCGTGCAACCGTGCAACATTATTCCTTCATCCTGTCATTCCTGCGTGTGTTGAGGATTGACGAACAGAACCCGGCCCTCGCGCCGGGTTTTTTATTGCCCCGAGAGGCCCTCAAGAGTCCCCGGAGGCTCAGTGACTCGATCAACCTGTTGGAGTCTGCTGGCCCTTGGGCTGGCGATACTCAACTACGTCATGCACCGCGACATCAGCTGCAACGTCTTCTTCGCCACCTTCATCTTCATCCAGGCCCTCAAGCGGCCCAGCGAGGAAGATCAGCTGATCGCCACCCGAATGCTCGAGTTCGCCGCCTGCTCAGGCGCTGCGCTGCTCACCTTTGCAATCATGTCGAGGCTCCTGGGAGTCGAATGGATTCCACCGGCCTCATGGTAGGGCTGGCGATCATCACCACCGCCCACCGGGAGAGCTTATGAGCGCAGATGGGGTTTCAAGCGCGATCATAGTCGGTGCGGCAACAGGCGCTGGCGTCGTGTCAGCTACACAGATACCGATTGACCACGTAATCATCATGGGCGCGATCGGCGGGTGCTGTGCCTTCCTGGCCTCAACCGCAGAGTTGAAGTGGGGATCGAAGATCCTCTACGCCGTTTTCTCGTTCATCGCTGGCTACCTTGCCGGCCTGGGCATACTGATCCTCTACCCGTACAACGTGGTTGCAGCAGGCGTGGCCTTGGTCATCTCGGCACTGGCTTCTACCATGTTCGGATCACTCAAAGCGTGGTCGGAAGGAGGGAAGAAGCCTGCCTGGGTAGAATTCTTCGAGCGCTTCATCCCTTCCGGCCTACTGCGAGGTAAGCGAGATGAAGGATGACGCGAGCACCATCATAGAAACGCTAGCTATCTGGATGAATGGGGTATTGGCTTGGGTCCAGGCGATAGCCCCCGAAGTGCTGCTGACCACCCGTGGCGTCTGCCATCTGGTGATCTTCCTGATCATCGCGGGGTATCGGAAGAAGACCGACCGCCACCGCCGCTTCGTAGGCCTGATGGCTGGTATGCTGGCGGGTGCGAATCTGGCTGAGGCCTACCGCATCGCCGTCAACTACTCATCGTTCCTAGCCTTGGCCCAGTTCCCGCTCACCATCTGCATGGTCGCGTTCATGTTCTTCGTCGTGTACTCACGCGGGAACATGGCCAAGCTGATCCCTCCTAGGTTCGATCGGTTGGTGAGGTAGCGCGCCACAAAATCTACATGCGCCGTTTCGTGGCGCGAGGACAGGCAAATGGCATCGGTCACCGTGCGCATCGCTTGCCGCCATAAGTGGTGGCTCAAGTACTACCTGGCCGGCGTCCTCGTCATGGCCCGGCTGACTTGCCGAGAGCCATGCCCTGAGCGCTTCAGCTACTGGGTGGGGCGCGGCATCAAGATCGAGGTTCACCCTGAATGACCACTATCGCCTACAAGGACGGCGTTATCGCCTACGACTCCCGCCAGACCCGCAGTGGCTCCATCGTTTCCGATGACTGCCAAAAGCTCACCGTTGTGGATGGCGTCAGCTTCTTCCTGTCCGGTGCCGTGTGCGACGAGAAGGCCCTGATTGCGGCCTACTTCGGCACGCCATCGCCGGTACCTGTCGAGTGCTCGGGATACGTGGTGGATGGCGGCAGGCTGCAGATGGTGGGCCATGACGACAAGACTGGCGTATGGCGGCAGGACCTCGATCCGGCCAACCCTGACGCGATCGGCAGCGGCTCGGCCTATGCCCTGGCAGCAATGGACATGGGCGCAAGTGCCGAAGAGGCGGTTCGTGCCGCGATGAAGCGGGATATCTACACCGGCGGCAAGGTTCGGACTATGAGGATTGACCAGCATGGAAAGGCCAGTTCCTCCGGCTGACCTCCTTGAGCTGACCGAGCTGTCGATGTTCGGCACCAGGCTTCAGCCAGCGCGCGATGTGGGCGAATGGGTGCAGGCTGTGATCCTCAGCGAGGGTGGCGAGCTGCATAACCCTGACCATGCACACCTGATCGACGCGCCGCTGCGCTTCCTGTGGGCATCAGCCTGCTTCGAGAAGCAAGGTCGAACCGTGGTAGGCCAGGCCGAGGCGGTGATGTTTCGAGCGGGCGGCTGGCAGAAGGCTCGGCAAGAGCAGCAGATGATCGACTGGTTCGGCGAGGTTCCGGGCTTCGTCATCACCCTGGCTGCGGATTACTGCTCCCAGTGCTCCGACGCCGAGTTCTGCGCTCTGGTCGAGCACGAGCTTTATCACATCGCCCAGAAGCACGATCAGTACGGTGCGCCCAAGTTCACCCAGGACGGGTTGCCCAGCCTGACACTGCGTGGACACGACGTCGAAGAGTTCGTCGGAGTGGTGCGGCGCTACGGTGCCGGGCATGACGTACAGCAGCTGATCGACGCTGCAAGTCGGCCGCCCGAGGTGGCCAAGATCAACATTTCGAGGGCCTGCGGAACCTGTCTGCTCAAGTTGGCCTGATGTGAGACAGGCATGAGACGGAATCCAATCTATGGCAGCCCTGAAAAGCGATGTGAAAGCCTTCATCGTTCAGGCTTTGGCGTGCTTTGACACGCCTACCCAGGTCTCACAAGCCGTAAAGCAAGAATTCAACATTGACGTGTCCCGGCAGCAGGTGGAGCAGCACGACCCAACCAAGCGTGCCGGGGCCAACCTGGCAGCCAAGTGGCGGACCCTGTTCGAAGACACCCGCAAGCGCTTCCGTGAGGAAACGGCGGAGATCCCCATTGCCAACCGAGCGTTCCGCCTGCGCGGCCTTGGGCGAATGGCCGAGAAGGCCGAGAACATGCGCAACCTGGCGCTGACTGCCCAGCTGTACGAGCAGGCAGCCAAGGAATGCGGCGACATGTACGTCAACCGCAAGCTCGAACCCGACAAGCCCCTGGGCTCCCAGGCGGACCAGCAGCACGCCGTTGCTGAGTACAAGCTGGAGCCAGACGAAGGTGTCCCGACTACCCCGTACCTATGACCCGCCGGTAAAGCTGACGCCGAAACAGGCGAACATCTACGTCTGGGGCTTCCAGCCTGAAGCGCGCTTTCGCGATGCGGTGTGCGGGCGGCGATTCGGCAAGACCTTCCTCGGCAAGGCTGAGATGCGTCGCGCGGCCCGGCTGGCTGCGGAGTGGGGCGTAAGCGTTGAAGACGAGATCTGGTATGGGGCGCCGACGTTCAAGCAGGCCAAGCGGGTCTTCTGGCGCCGGCTGAAGCAAGCCATCCCCGAAGCTTGGCGCGCTACCCGGCCAAACGAGACCGAGTGCTCGATTACCCTCAAGTCCGGCCACATCATGCGCGTGGTCGGCCTAGATAACTACGATAACCTGCGTGGCTCCGGCCTGTTCTTCGTCCTGGTGGACGAATGGGCGGACTGCCCATGGGCCGCCTGGGAAGAAGTGCTCAGGCCAATGCTCTCGACCTGCCAGTACACGATCCCCCAGACCGGAGAGTCGAGGAAGGGCGGTCATGCGCTGCGGATCGGCACTCCGAAGGGCTTTAACCACTGCTACGACACCTACCGTGACGGGCAGCCAGGCGGTGAACCTGATCACAAGAGCTGGCAGTACACCTCGCTGCAGGGCGGTAACGTCCCGGCTGAAGAGCTGGATGCTGCCCGCCGCAAGATGGACCCGCGCACGTTCCGCCAGGAGTACGAGGCTGGGTTCGAGAACTACGCCGGGGTGGTCTACTACACCTTCGACCGGGCCGAGTGCCGCACCGGCGAGCGCATCAAGCCAGGCGAAGCCCTGCACATCGGTATGGACTTCAACGTCATGAAGATGGCCGCGGTGGTCTACGTCGTCCGCGATGGGCTGCCTCTGGCCTTGGATGAGTTCCATTCGGTGCGTGACACGCCGGAGATGATCGAGAAGATCAAGGCTCGCTTCTCAGGCCACAGCGTTTCCGTGTACCCAGACGCCAGCGGCCAGAACACCAGCAGCAAGAACGCCAGCGAGTCTGACCTATCCCTGCTCAAGAAGGCTGGCTTCACCGTGGTTGTTGACTCAATGAACCCCGGCGTGAAAGACCGTATCAATGCGGTCAACGCCATGTTCCTCAACACCTACGGGGAGCGGCGCCTGAAGGTCAACATTGACCAGTGTCCGCAGCTTACGCAGTGCTTGGAGCGGCAGACCTACACCGACAAGGGTGAGCCGGACAAAGACCCGAAGAAGGGCCACGACCATATGTGTGACGCCGCCGGCTACTTCATCGCCAAGCGGTTCCCGATCAAGACTCAGTCCGCCGGCACCCGCCGCATCGGAGGTTTGGCGTAATGCCTGTTCAATCCACCAACCCAGAGTACGACGCTCACATTGAAGAGTGGCGGATGATGGACGACGCCCTGGAGGGCGAGGGCGCTATCAAGCGCAGTCCGCATAATCTGCCCAAGCCCAGCGGCATGGTTGAGGCCGAGAAGCTTGACGGCCAGGGTAACGCCTACCTCTACCGCAACTACACCGACCGGGCCCAGTACGAACATTGGGTGCGTGATTCGCTGCGCTCGATGATGGGCCTGGTCTCCCGGCTCATTCCCGAGGTGAAGCTGCCTGCGGGCCTAAAGGGGCTGGAGGACAACGCCACGGCCGATGGCTTCGGCCTGACTCAGCTGTTCCTGCGGATCGTTCGCCAGGCCATTTCCCACGGCCGGGTGCCGCTGGTGGTCAACATCGATGAAGCCGGCCAGCCGTACTTCGCCACCTACGCGGTGCGCAACGCTATCAACTGGGACACCGCCGATCAAGGTGTTCGCCAGGACCTGGTGCTGTCGGTGTTCCGCGAGTTCAGGCGAAAGGAGCAGGACCGCTACAGCCACGAATGTGAGACGGTCTACCGCGAGTTCTACATGGACGGCGCGGTTTGCCGCACAGGTGTGCGCAACGAGGCTGGCGAGCTGATCGAGGACGACCGCCCGCTGGGCACCGTTGACGGTAGCAACAACCTGGTGCGCGGCCTGGACTACATTCCGGTCATCTACTGCGGCTCCACCGACAACTCCCCGGACGTGGACGAGATCCCACTACTGACCATGGCGAGGGCAGCGCTGAAGTCCTACCAGCTCAGCGCCGACTATTTCACCGCGCTGCACCAGACCAGCCATCCGCAGCCATGGGTGTCCGGCCTGGATGAGAGCGTTGAGCTAAGCGTCACCGGGCCATCGGCGGCCTGGGACCTAGGCCGAAGCGGTTCGTGTGGCTATCTGGAGTTCCAGGGCGCTGGCATCGAGGCCGTACGCAAGGCCATGGAGGATCAGAAGAACGCCGCCCTAGAGTCGGGCGCGAAGGTATTGGATGTTTCCGGTACCGAGTCTGGCGAAGCGCGCAAGACACGCCAGAACGACCAGCACGCGACCTTGCATAGCATCGTCATCACCGCGGCCGCTGCGATCGAACAGGCCCTGCGCTATGCCGCCGAGTGGACCGGCTACAACCCCGACGAATGCGCATTCACGGTCAAGCCTGACTTCGTCGTGACCGAGGCTGATGCACAGCAGATCCTTGCCCAGATCCAGTTGTGGCAGAACGGGCTTGTTGCCAAGAAGGATGTTCGGGCCAATTTGCGCCGAACATCTCTGATTGCGGCTGATCGCACCGACGAAATGATCGATGGCGAACTGGCCAGCGAGTCCCCCATAGGTGGTGACAATGAGTAGTGATGGCTATCTGGCTGACGCCGCGACACGTCACCAGGTGCACGTACAGCGCTACGCAGGGGGAAGCCTCAAGCGCCTGGCCAAGTTCATCACGAAGGCCATCAGCACCGCCAAATCGCGCGTATCAGAGGGATTGAGCCGGTACGGAACCCAGCGGTACGAAAAGCAGATCCAGGAGCTACAGGGCGAGCTGGCGGGCGTATACGGCGAGATGAAGCAGCAGGCCGTGCTCGACCTGACGGAATTCGGCGGGTACGAGGCCGAGTTCAACATGACCCTGCTGGGCAAGATCGTGAAAGCGGTCGTCCAGTTGAACAAGCCAACTATCGAGCAGGTGGCCGCCGCTGCACTGGCCGATCCGCTCGATCTGGAGGTCGGTAAGGGCCGGCAGCGCATCAGCATCAACGGCGCGTTAGACCAGTACGGCACCAAGAAAAGCGCCGAGATCATCAGCGAGATCCGCATGGGATCGGCGCTGGGCGAGACATCCGAGCAGATTAGCCGCAGATTGACTTCCTTGGGTGTCCAGCAGCTCGATCAGGCGCAGGCTCTGGTCAGCACTATGACCAACCACATCGCCACCACGGCGCGCGTGGAGGTGCTCAAGGACAATGACGACATCCTCAAGGGGATGCGCCGGATCGCCACCCTGGACAGCCGAACCACCCTGTTCTGCATGAGCATCGACCAGACCATCATCCCGCTGGATGGGCCGAAGCCGCCGTATCACTGGCGGTGCAGGACTACTGTCATCCCGGTGCTGAAAGACGAGTTCGCCCGGGAGATTCCTGGCTCAACCCGGCCCTCAATCGGGCCTGATGGCGTCGAGCAGGTCAGCAGTAAGACCAGCTACGGCGAATGGCTGGCCAGGCAGCCGGCAGCGTTCCAAAGGGACGTGCTAGGGCCTGAGAGGTACAAGCTGTTCAGCAAGGGCAATCTCACGATTGACAGATTTGTCGACGACAACGGCAAGACGCTGACCCTCAAAGAATTGCGAGAGCGTGAGCCGATGGCCTTCGAGCGGGGCGGCATGAACTGATCCGCGCCACAAAACGCCGCGCCGCAATTCGTGGCGCGATTTTCCCAGGCCTCGCAATGTGCGGGGTTTTTTTACGCCCGCGAGGCGGGCCAATCAATCCCAAGGGGATAGCCACATGCCATTTGACTTTGACCCGGCCGATCTCGGCCTGACCCTCGACGAAGCTCAAGCCGAAGCCCTCAAGGAGGCGCTGGGCGGCAAGGTGCAGGAGTACGTCGACAACGAGGTCGCCGGCCTCAAATCCAAGAACACCGCGTTGTTGGGCTCCAACAAGACCATCAAGACCGAGCTGGAAAAGCTGAAGGGTCAGTTCGATGGCCTGGACATCGAAGCGGTGAAGGGCCTGCTGGCCAAGGCCGGCCAGGACGAGGAGACCAAGCTGATCGCCGAAGGCAAGCTGGACGAAGTCATCAGCCGTCGCACCGAGCGCCTGCGCACCGACCTGGACAAGCAGGTCAAGGCCGCCAACGAGCGCGCAGAGAAGGCCGAAGCCTTCGCCGCCAAGTACAGCGACAAGGTACTGGCTGACTCCATCCGCACTGCTGCCATCAAGGCCGGCGCGCTGCCCGAGGCCGCCGAGGACATCATCCTGCGCGCCCGGGGAACCTTCAAATTGAGCGAAGACGGCGAGCCGATCGCCACTGACCGTGATGGCGAGGTCATCTACGGCAAGGACGGCAAGACCCCGCTGTCTCCCCTCGAATGGGCGGAATCGCTGCGCGAAACCGCTACCCACCTGTGGCCAAGGGCTCAGGGTGCCGGGCAGACCGGCGACAACAATGGCAAGGCCATGAAGAAATGGGGCGAGTACACCGAGGCGGAGCGCGCTGCGCTGGCCAGGGACAACCCCGATGCGTTCAAAAAACTCCAAGCCACCCAAGGAACCTAATCCATGGCCACGACCCAGCTGTCGGACATCTTCGTCCGCGACTACTACGGCGCGCTGGCGCCGGTGAACACCCCCGAAAAAACCGCCGTCTTTGAATCGGGCATCGTGACCCGCTCGCCGACGCTGGACAACATCGCCAACAACGGCCAGGGCACTTCCGAGATCAGCTACTGGCAAGATCTCGACGCCGACGAGGCGCCGAACATCTCGAACGACAACCCGGACGATTTGGGTGAGGTCGGCAAGGCCGAGCAAGGCAGCATGCGCGCTCGTACGCTGTACCTCAACAAAGGTTACGGTGTCGCTGACCTCACCGCCGAGCTGGCCAACAGCGAGCCGATGCAGCACATTCGCAACCGCTTCGGTACCTACTGGACCCGCCAGTGGCAGCGTTACCTGCTGGGTGCCGCCCGAGGCGTCATCGCCTCTAACATCGCCAACAATGGCGGCGACATGGTCAAAGACGCCGGTCCCAGCATCAGCGCCTCCGCATTCCAGGACGCAGCCTTCACCGCCGGCGATGCCGCCGACATGTTTGGCGCCATCGGTGTGCACTCGGTAGTAATGAATCAGATGGTCAAGCAGGACCTGATTGAGTACCTGCGCGACTCGACCGGCAAAATCATCCTGGCCACCTATCTCGGCAAGCCCGTGTTCATGGACGACAGCCTGACCTACGCGCCCGGCCAGTTCCTGTCGATCTTCTTCGGTCAAGGCGCATTCGGCTACGGCGAGGGCACCCCGCACACTCCAGTCGAGATGCAGCGCAAGCCTGACGGCGGTAACGGTGGGGGCGCCGAGGTTCTGTGGGAGCGCAAGACCTTCATCCTGCAGCCTGCCGGGTTTAGCTGGAAGGGCAGCAACAACCTGAACTTGAGCCCGACCGCAGCGCAGTACGCCAGCGCCGCGAACTGGGAGCGTGTATTCGACCGCAAGCAGGTTCCGTTCGCTGCTGTAATCAGCGGCACCGCCACCCCTTGATCCCATGATGCGGGGCGCTGACTTGGCGCCCTGCGCAGGAGAACACCATGAAAGTCATCTACACCGACAAGCCAGGCCGTGAGCGTGGCGTTTGTTATCGGCTCCTGAGCCAATTCTTCGGGGTCATCGACGGCGCAACGCATGTTGTGGTCGAAGGTGAGGCGCCTGAGATCGTCGAGGCCTACGAGGCGGCCGGCATCAAGGTTGGCGACCAAGACGCCCAGGAACAGCCTGAAACTGACCCGCGCAAGATGAAGGTGCCCGAGCTGAAGGAGTGGCTCGCCACCAAGGGTATTGATTTCGACGCCAGCGCTAAGAAAGAAGATCTGCAAGCCCTGATTCCGCAGGAGTAAGCGATGACCGACTTCATCACCGTTGCTGATGTTGACCAGGCGCTCGGGCAGGGTTGGGCTGGCTCCGGTGATCCAGTCCTTGCTGTGACAATGGCTAACGCCTGGCTCACAGCCAAGATTAACAGGCCAGTTGCCGACCCGCCCCCCAATTCCATCAAGCTTGCTGGTGCTCAGGTCGCGAAGGAGGCGGCGGCGGGCAATCTGTACAAAGCAACCGAAAAGGAAGTGCTGAGTAAAACGGTCTCAGCGACAACTGGCACTTCCGTCAGCAAGACCTTTGCCCAGGGCTCAACTGACTTGACGGCCGGCGAGAACTTCGCGCTGGACTTGATTGCCCCATGGGTCAAGCGCACTGGCGTATTCATGCTGAAGAGGATCTGACCATGGGTATCCGTGACGAGATCCAGGCGGAACTGGCCGAGGCCTTCGACGAGGACCTGGCTGATGCGGTCTCGCCATTCACTGGCAACTACATGGGGCCAGGTGAATTGGATCCGGTCAGCGAGACCAGTACTGCTCAGCCTGTGACATACACCGGGCGCGGCGTGCTCGACAGCTACGACAGCCGGCGCATCGACGGCCTGAACATCATGGTGGGCGACGTGCTGCTGATCTGTCTGGCAAACGAGGTCACCGACAAGCCGGCTGTTGGGCACCAGATCACGGCTCCCGACCTCGTCACTGGCGAGCCGGCCACGTATCGCATCGTCAGCCCAGGCATAGACCCGGCCAAGGCGCATTACGAGATCCAGCTGAGGAAGTAACCATGACCAAGGGGAGAGGATGGAGCACGCCGCCAAGTGCATTTGCCGGCGTGGTTGAGGATGCGCTGACACAGCGATCCAGGGCGATTGCCATGGCAATGCTTGGCGAGATTGTCTACAAATCGCCAGTCGGCAACCCGAAGCTCTGGAAGAAACCACCACCTCCAGGTTATACGGGCGGCAGATTCCGGGGCAGCCATATCGTAAGCATCGGCGCCCCGGTATACACGCAGACAACCAAGATCGACAAAAACGGTGTGGAAACGGTGGCGGCAGGGGAGCGGATGCTATCCGGCCTTGAGCCGTTCACAGTTATTTTCATCCAGACGAACTTACCGTACGCCGAAAAAATTGAAGAAGGCCACTCAACCCAAGCTCCTGCTGGCGTCTACGAAGTGGCGTTTCACGGCGTCTCGCAGGCCTATTCATGACCTTCGAACAAATCCGCGCCATCGTCATCGGGCGCATGCAGCAGTGGGCCGGCATACCTTCTGCGAACGTGGACTATCCGAACAATGCCGCGCCTTTTGATCCTGCTGGCAAAGACATCTGGGCCCGGCTGGCTGACATCCCCGGCCTGAGCAGCACTCCAGAGGTCGGCATCGGCCCATGCGTGCGACAGACCGGGATCGTCGTCATCCAGCTGTTCGTGCCCAGCTACAGCGGCACCCTAGCCATCACCAGGGCCGTGGACACGCTGGTTACCCAGTTCCAGTACTACAGCGCGCCGGAAGGGACATTCGACTTCTTCGAGGCGTCCCCGCAGGGCGTAGGCGATGACGGTCACGGCTGGTACCAGGTAAACGTCCGCGTGCCATACCGGGCTTACTGAGCCCGCCAATTTCTGCCGAAAGGCAACCAAACACGCAGCCTAGGCCCGTACAGCCGAACGGTGGATGTTCGTTCATCCGTCCGCCCCGGCTGCGTTTCTATTCGCCTGATGAACGAGGTGTCACAGATGATCGAGAGCAACGTCATTCCGTTTCACTATCAAGGTCAGGCCGTTCGCTTCAATAGCGAGGGCTGGATCAATGCCACTGATGTGGCAAAGCGCTTCGGCAAACGCCCGGTCGATTGGCTGAAGCAGGACGAAACGAAGCAATACATGGGTGTTTTAGCCGAAGCGCTTAATTGTGATCCTGAGTCACTTTTAGAAACGCGCCGAGGTCGGTACCAGAGCGGCACCTGGCTCCATCCGAAACTGGGCGTGGCATTTGCTAGATGGCTGGATCTTAAGTTCGCTGTATGGGCAGACCTGCACATTGATGCCCTGCTGCGCGGCGAGCTGAACGAGAAACAGCAATTTGACCGTGCTTGTCGTGCTCTTGATGACGCGAAGGCCGTTGCAAGCCTGAGCGGTCGCGAGCTGGCTCGCTGGCGCAACAAGAAGCCAGGCCTGGAGCATCAGGTCGAATACTGGCGCGACCAGTTACAAATGACCCTTGGGCTCGACGCGGCCTGATCCAAGCCCAACCAATGCACCGCCACATGGCGGTTTTTTTACGCCTATCGATAGGAGAAACCGCATGTCGAGCGGAGCCAAGGTCCAGCTGGCCTGGATCAAAGAAGCAACACCCGGCGTGACGCCGGCCGGCGACTGGAACGTGCTGACGCGAATCAGCAACGGCCTGATGCCGACCTTCAACTCGGAAGAGAACAACGAGATCGGCTTCACCCGCATGTCGCAGGGCACGGCCCAGACAACCGTGGATGTGGGCGGCGATATCGAAACCAAGTGGCGCTATGGCGCGCTGGATGAGTTCATGGCCTCCTGCTTCGGCAAGGCCTGGGCCAGCAACCAGCTCACCATGGGTGACGACCGTATCACCTTCTCGATCGCCTCCTACGCGACCGACATTGGCGTATCGGCCATCGCCCGTGGCGTGCAAGTCGCCACCATGAACTTCGATTTCCCTGGCGACAACGAAGTCACGGTAACCACGACCATGGCGGCGCGGTCCTGGGACGACAAGGGCGACAATACCTCGTTCATCATCAACGCCCAGCCCGAGGCCAGCCAGCGCCGCTTCAGCTTCAAGGACATCAGCGGCCTGAAGATCAACGGCGTCCAGGTGGGCGAGGACAACGCCTGCGTCGACAGCTTCAACCTGCAGTTCGACAACGCCGTCCAGACCCAGCGCTGCATCGGCAACGGCAACCCGTACCCGGGCAACATCATCGCCACCACGTTCACCCCGTCCGGCGCAATCACCATCAGCTGGTCGAAGATGGCCTACGAACTGTGGAAGGCCCAGAAGACCAACGACGCTATCAGCCTGGAGTTCACTATCGGCAACGCTGACGGCGGCTACAAGTTCCTGATCCCCGAGATGGAGGTCACCGCTGACTGGCCCGATGGCGGATCGACCGACATTATCCAGGTGGAGCTGAACTATACGGCCCGCCGTGTCGCCCCGACCATCACCCGTCTGCCCGCGCCTATCGTTGTGGCTGCGGTGGATGTAACCCCGGCCACCCTGAGCGTTGCAGTGGGCGACACCGGCGATCTGGAAGTGGTGGTGACCCCTGCAGGTGCCAGTCAGCAAGTCACTTGGACCAGTTCCGCCCCGGCCATCGCCAGCGTGAGCGAGACCGGACTTGTCACCGGCTTGGCCGTCGGCACCGCCACCATCACCGCGACCAGCGTTGCAGACGGCACCAAGACCGACACCTGCGCTGTCACCGTCACCGCTTAATCCTTTGCCCGGCGCGCCCTGCGGTGTGCGTCGGGCCTTTTACCGCAGAGGAATAACATGGGCGTCACCATTGCAAAGAAGCCTGAGCTGGACATCAACGGCGAGCGCTGGGTCGAGTTCGCCCCAGGAGCCAGGCTGCTTGTCAGATCGGCAGCCGACCCTCTTTACAGGTCGCATCTGGCCGTTCTTAACCGGCACATTGGATTAATCAACAATCAATGCCGCGTTGGCTCTCAGAATTTCAGCATCTCCAGCCTGCCGCAGGTTGAGTTCGAAAATGGAGATGACCTTTACTTCGAGCTCGCCGCAATGCATCTGGTGAAAAATTGGGATGGGGTAGATGTCGAGGGAAGTCCTGGATCGCCCGCCCCATACTCCACAGAGCTGTGCAAGAAGCTGTTCGAGCAAATGCCAAGCGCGTACCTAGCAGCGCTACAGGCAGCCAACGATATTGCTAAGCGAGTCGAAGAGCAGGCCAAGGCTACCGTGGAAAAGCAGTAGCGGCATATCGCTGGTCGCGTGATTGGTCAGGACCTGAGAACGAGAAGAAGCGCTGGAAGCATGAACGACTAGGGCTTACGGCTCAGGAAATGCCAGAGATAGACGAGGTGGTGGCCGAGGTGCTTGAGGCCTACGCCGCCATCAGCAGGTCTCGACAGTATGTAGGCATGATCGGCGCGCCGGCTCCCATAGCGCTAACCGCCATCAACGAGTATTTCGACCGCAAGCCATCAGCGATATGCCGCGAGGAGATTGATGCAGCTATCTTCGCCTTGGACGATGAGTTCCGCAGGCACTGGACTGAGCAGCAGGAAAAGGATCAGCCGAAGGAATCTAGGCGGAAGAAATGATAGGCCCGGCGCATGGCCGGGCGCGGGGTTAATTTGCGAGCTCGTCGTCGGCGTCGTCATCTGGTCCTGGCAGGGCGTCGAAGCGATCGAGCATTCCTGGGAACTCCTCTTCCATCATGCGTCGAGTCTCAGGATCTTTCAGCTTCATGCGAAGCCCGATGATCGTCAGTTTACGCATGAGCTCTTCGGTTGAGATGCCAAGCTTCGCCGCCTCCGCATCGAACTGCTCGGCCTCTTCGGCACTGAGCTGCACCTCGATCTCCTTCGTGGCTTTCTTAAGCTCAGGCATCAAGTCATAAGCATCCATCTTCAGTACCCGGGCTAGCTTGAGAGCGCCGCCAAGGCGGGGCTTTGAGCGGCCAGCCTCGTATCGAACGATTTGAGGCTGGCTAATTCCGCTCTGTTCAGCGAGGTCTTTTTGCGTGAGGCCGGCCTCGGATCGCGCCCACAGTAGGCGCTCGGCGAAAGATCTGGTGTCGGTCATTACGTGCTCGAAGCCTTCCACTAACAATGTTTCATATCACTATACCAGACAAGAAAAGGAATCAAATGATCACACTCGACAAGTGATCAATAGAGGAATTAAATGATCTTAAGTGATCACAAGCAAGGCCAGGAGGTTTCGATGAAAAAGGGTGAGGCAAAGGTTCAAACGGTATTAAGGCTTGCGCCGATGATGCGCGAATGGCTGCTTGGGAAGGCGGATGCGAACGGACGCACCATAAATGGTGAGGTCGTCTATCGCCTTAAGAAGATGATGGAAGAGGAGATGCAGGGTGAGCAAAAACAGCGGGCATGAAAAAGCCCCAAGCGTTGCAGCGCTTGAGGCCTCGGATAACGTCAATCGGTCTAGGAAAAACGTCGAGATGAATAATAGCACAGCTGTATCCACTGTCATCCCATTCCGTTCGGCCAAGCTTCTGCTGATCGAGAACGACGGCCAACCATTCATTCCAATGAAGCCAGTGGTCGAAGGCATGGGCCTGGATTGGAAGAGCCAGCATGCCAAGCTACAGGGTGGCCGGTTCAATTCAGTTATGGTGATGATCACCACAACTGGTGCCGATGGTAAGCAGTATGAAATGGCATGCCTCCCTCTGCGTAAGCTTGCGGGATGGCTGATGTCGATTCATGCCAGCAAGGTGCGACCCGAACTGCGCGATGGCGTGATCGACTACCAGAATGAATGCGACGACGCACTGTGGTCCTACTGGAATCAAGGTCGCGCAGTGAATCATCGCGAGACAAACCAATCGATGACCCTGCTCGGCCAGACAATTGGTACCGATGGATTCCACATGCTCGGCGCCATTGTTAAGGGCAAGGTGGCAGCATTGCCTGTTCCCATCCAGCGGCGTGCGACGGCAAAGATCTGGTCTCAGGTGCATGCGGCTTTCGGTGTCCGGTCTGCTGCGGATATCCCGGCCGAGCACCTGGATGGCGCTCGGAACTTCATTGCAGCCTATGCGGTGGTTGAGGGTGAGTTTTTACCGAAGCGTGAACAGGTCCAAATCGTTGGTGGCCCACAAAAGCGTTATCTGGTCTCGTTCGACCACAAGGGCGATCAGCGAGTGGAGGAAGTGGCTGACGATGCTTGCGTGCTGTCGACGCGCGATCTCATCAAGGGAATGGTCATGTCACCAGGAGATATCCCCGTCTCGACCCCAGACATGTTCGAGTTCTTGATGGCAGCAGTGGTGAACCTTCGCGGACGCTTCGAGTACATGGCTCGGAGGGCGGTGAAATGAGCATGGAACTGCTAACCCTGAGCATCAAGGGCACTTCGCCTTTGATGATGCACTCCGACAAGCTGGCCAACCCGCTGCACCCGTCGACGAAGGCTCACCGCGAGCTCACCAGCAAGCGCAAAAAGGTTGATGATGACCATGTCGCCATCGCCAAGTCCGAGTTCATTGCAGGCGTTTACTTCGACGAGCGAGCAGGAATCCACATTCCGGGAGCAAACTTTGATGCCACCTTCCTTGCTGGCGCTAAGTTGCAAAAGCTTGGCACCCACTGGAAGCGGGGTGCGCTTGTGATGACAGACAGGGCCTCGCTGGAATTCGATGGACCTAGCACCCCAGAAGCGCTCTGGGAGGACCAGCGTTTCGTCGACTGCCGCGGCGTGAAGGTTGGCCAGGCCAAGATCATGCGGTATCGGCCGATCTTCCTCGACTGGGCCTGCCAGCTTGAGGTGGCGATCAACACTGACGTTCTTGACCTTCAAGAGGTAAAGAAGGCCATCGAGGATGCCGGCAAGCTGATTGGAGTCTGCGAATACCGCCCGCGTTTCGGGCGCTTCGAGGTGGCCTATGTCTGAGGTGACAAAGTATCCAGGCCACAAGCAGGCGGTCGAAGACTTCCTCAAGGCGTTCAAGTACGGCGACCTTGTGGGTCACGAATGGCTTGAGGCGCGCTTTGGCATTCCATCCATGGCTGACTCCAAGTCGCTCACGGTCGAGCAGTTCCGCGACCGGCAGTTCGAGTGGCTGGCAAGCGTCGAGGCGTTCAAGGCCGAGCTTCTGCGCGATCACCAGGTCTGCCTGCAGTCAGTGCGGGGTCGCGGCTATCGCTGGGTGCCTCCGCATGAGCAGACTGGGATCGCCATGGAAGAGCTTGGGCGTGGTGTTCGAAAGGTATTCCGCGGTGCCGGGCAGAAGCTTCGACACCTGCGGATCGCGGAGCTTACCGACGACCAGCGCCGGGACAACCTGGATCAGGTCGCCAAGCTTTCGGCGCTGCACGGGATGACAACGAAGGCCTTACGCTGAGTAGCGTCATGCCCTTTCTACGAGAGGGCATTGCGGTGCGAAAGCATCAGTGGCACGGTAAGGCGCGCCCAGGCAAGGTGAGGTCTGGTACGGCGCGGTAAGGTCTGGGCTGAAAACAGCGTAATGCCTCTTCAAAGAGGAGGCATTGCGGTGGCTAAGGCTACTAGCGGCTTGGCTGGCTGAGGCTTGTTTAGCTATGGCGGGGCTTGGCGCGGCATGGGCCGTAAACGGCACTGAGAGGGCACCTTTGGGTGCCTTTTCTTTTTTCACCACGCTTATGCGTGGTTTTGTCGCTTCCTGCTGATGGTGATAGATTCTGAACATCTCTATGGAGGAAGCCATGAATCGACTGCTATTGATCGCCGCTATTGCTTGCATGCCGCTGCCAGCTCTCGCCGCTAGCGGCACAGAAACCTGCAAAAAAATATCGGCCATGGCCGGAAAGGCAATGGAAGCGCGCCAGGATGGTGATCTTCTTGAGGACGCCATGGCATCCGTAGGCGACCAAAGTAAATTTTCTGATGCGATGGTGTTGAAGGCCTACAAGGTTCGCGTTTTTGAGGATTCGAAGGAGCGGGCAACCGCAATATCTGAGTTCCAGAACGCAGCCTACCGAGAGTGCTACGAAGCTTATAACTGAATCATCGATTCACAGAGTGCCCGCCTTGTGCGGGTTTTTTTATGTCCGGAGAATGACATGGCGCAGGAATCCCGCCTGGCGGTAACCATCGACTCGCGGGGCGCCAAGCGCAATGCGGACGACCTTAGTGGATCCCTTGAGCGGATGGAGCGCGCCGGCGAAGGCGCCACTTCAAGCGCCGACGGACTCTCGTCCAGCCTCGACGATCAGCGCAAAGAGCTGTCCCAGCTGCTGGGTCAAATAAACCCAACGGTTGCCGCGCTCGGCCGCTTGGACGACATGCAGGAGAAACTGGCCAAGTTCAAGGGCACCAAGTTTATTGATGCGGACACTTTTGCCGAGTACAACCAGCGCATCAACACCCTGCGCGAAGGGATTGGCGAGTCAGCTGAGGGTATGAACAAGGCCGGCATGTCGGCGAGAGCCTACCAGGCAGCTCTGCGCGGAGTTCCAGCCCAATTCACGGACATCGCAGTCAGTCTTCAGGGTGGACAAGCTCCGTTAACTGTGCTACTGCAACAGGGTGGCCAGCTCAAAGACATGTTCGGCGGTATCGGTCCGGCTGCCAAGGCTCTGGGCGGATACGTCCTCGGACTGATAAATCCATTTACCGCCGCTGCCGCCGCCGCCGGCGCATTGGCCCTGGCCTATTACAAGGGTTCCGAGCAGTCTGATGCCCTGCGCAACAGCCTGATACTGACAGGCAACTTTTCTAAGGCATCCGAAGCGCAGCTGACCAGTCTGGCAGAATCAGCAGACCAGGTGACTGGCACGTTTGGGCAGGCGGCCGGCGCTCTGGCGCAATTGACAGCTGCTGGTGAGAACACAACCGGTAATTTTAAGCTGATCACGACCACGGCCGTCGAGATGCAGCGAGTCACCGGCAAGGCGGTGGCAGATACGGTCGCCGAGTTCATCAAGCTCGGAAAGGATCCAGTAGCTGGCATCGTCGAGCTGGATGAGAAATACCGTTTCCTGACGGCTTCGGTGTATGCGCAGATCAAGGCGCTTTCGGACCAGGGCAATGCGGTCGCGGCAGCCGATCTGGCAGAGCGCACATATGCCGAGGCGATGGGGCAGCGCACCTCCAAAATCCGCGAGAACCTTGGTCTTATTGAGCGTGGCTGGCTCAACATCAAGGACGCGACAAATGAGGTGCTTGATGCCTTTGCCAGCATCGGCCGAAAGAGTGTCGAGAGCGAAGACAAGGCCATCACAAGGCTGCAGCAAAAGATTGCCTATCTGCAGAGCACCCTTGGCACCCATATTGAGGACAACGACGCCCGTGAGCGCATCGCCAGCCTTCAGGCTGAACTGAAGCAGCGCCAGGGAATCCAGCAGACCAACGCCAAAACGCTGGAAGAAGAAGAGAAGCGCCGACGGGTTCAGGAGGAGGGCCGCAAGGGCCTAGATGCGCTGGACGCCAGCTACAAGAGCGCTCTGACCCAGACTCAGCGACTGAACAAAGACCTCTCGGATCTCGACAAAGCCAAGGCGAAAGCTGTTGCGGCCGGGGTGTTCACTGCGGCCGAAGAAGCAAAGTACGCCACTGCCCGCAAGAACATCGAGCAGGAAATCGCGGACATCAAAGCCCGCGAGGCGAAGAAGAACGCGCCGAAGAACGTCAACCGTGGCGTGGCCGAGGCGGAGAACACCTTCGCTCGCCTCTATGGCCAGTACGACCCAGCAGCCCAGGCCGCCCGGGCGCTGACCAAGGAACAGGGCCAACTCGACCTAGCGCTAAGCAAGGGCAAGATCAGCCAAGAGGAGTATGGCAAGGCGCTGGCCCAGGCCTCGCTCAACTACGCTGCTGCCATCAAGGGCGCCCAAGGTCTGACCCAGGCCGAGCAATACCGGGCGCAGCTCCAAAAACAACTGGACAATGATCGCGCCCAGTACAGCCTGGATGCGGCCAGCGTGGGCATGGGCGATCTGCAGTTCGAAAGGATGCAGAAGCGTATCCAGCTCGAGCAGCAAGCCAACGATCGAATCAAGCAACTCAGGACCGAGCTCGCGAATGCGACGACAGCCAAGCAGCGGGAGGAGCTGCAGAAGGAGATCGATCAGGAAAATGAGTTCTTGCCGAAGCGATTGGCAGCGCTGCAAAACGGATTTGCTCAGTACGACGCCGCTATCATGAACCCCATCAACGGGTGGACGGCTGCGGTGCAGAACTTCGGCAACCAGGCGCGGGATATCGCCGGGCAGACGGAGTCGATCTTCTCGAGCGCGTTCAACAACATCTCCACCGATATCACCGACGCGATCATGTCCGGGCAGCTGTCCTTCAGCAATCTGGGCGATATCGCCGGCAACGTGGTGCGCGACATCCTCGCGGGCTTCGTGAAGATGGGCGTGCAGATGGCGCTGAATGCTGCCCTGAATGCCACCTTGGGCACTGCGGCGGCCGGCCAGAGCATGATCCTGGCCGGCACCACCGCAACGGCCTGGGCGCCGGCTGCGGCAATGGCATCCCTGGCAACGCTGGGGGCCAACTCCGTACCGGCCGCTGCCGCGCTGACCTCGACCACTGCCCTTGCATCCAGCTTGGCCGTGATTCCTGGATTCGCTACTGGCGGCTATGTCTCCGGCGCCGGTACCGGAACCTCTGACAGCATCATGGCTCGCCTGAGTGATGGCGAGTTCGTGGTGAACGCCGCCGCGACCAAGCGCAACAGGGCGCTATTGGAGGCGATCAACTCGAATGAGCGAGTCTCTGTCTCGGGCAGGTCATCTACCTCAGTCTCAGCTCAAGCAGGCGCACCTGGCAGATCAGGAGCATCAGGCATCCAGCAGAACATCTACATCCAGAATCACTCCAGCGCGCGCGTTGAGCAGCGGCGAATGCCAAACGGGGATATCGAGTTTGTTATTCGAGAGGCGACTGACCGGGCTGTTCAAGAGGTTGCAGGGCAGCTCGCCAACGGCTACGGCAACGTAGTTGACGCGGGCGAAGGTGCCTACGGCTGGAAGAGAACCCCCTACTGACAATCAGTCATTCCCCAAGAGGATTCATTATGGAAGGCGTAGGTTTGACCGAGCAAGCAGTCGGCGAAAGCCAAGAAGAGCAAATACCGAGAGAGATTTCGTGGTCCGAGAGGCTGGAGCGCACTAGGCTCGCGCTTGACGAGAGGGATAGGCAAGCCAACCTTTTGCAGCGAAGGCTTGCCCGAATCGAGGAGGCCTTAGGGCTGCCTCCCTTGGTCTAGCGTTTCACTAGGCCTTTGGCGAAAAGCCGTACTGTATCGCTGTCTGCCGGAAGGGCGTAAGCGCGATCGCATTCCTTGACTTCTGCTAGAGCTGTGGCAATCACAGCGTCCAGCGCCTCCTGGCCTTGACTGGTCTTGATGTGCTGGCAGAGGCCAGTCACTAGGCAGCGAACCGATGAAAGCTCGGTGCTCAGCCTGGTAACCATTTCGTGCAGCTCTCTTTCAATATCCGATGGGTTTTCATAGCTCATACGATCTTCCTGTTCAGTATTTATCCAAGCCCCGCCGGCTCCTACACCTTGGGGCGCTTGGAGGATATGACGGAGTGGTCGCAAATAGCCATGACATGAGGAATGGCAATGATTCAATACCCGGCAGAATTGCCACCTCCTCTGCAGGAAGGGTATGGCCTGAGTACGGTGGACCCGATGCGGGCCACCCAGATGGTGACAGGGCGAACGCGGTATCGCGTCCGACACCGCTACGTTCCCACTGAGGTTCGGTTCAACTTCAACTTCAGCCAGGCCGAGGCCGGACTTTTCGAGGCTTGGTACGCCCGCACCATCAACAATGGCCTGGAATGGTTCGAGATCCAGCTCCAGACGCCTGCAGGTTTCATGACCTATCAGGCGCACTTCAAGGGGATGTACCAAGGGCCTGAACTCACCCAAATCACCCGCTGGCGCTATTCAGCGGTGGTTGAGTTGAAAGAGCGGCCGCTGATTCCGGCGCCGTGGGAGCAGTTCCCTCAGTACTGGCTAAGCAAAGAAATAATCGACCTCGCCATCAACAGGGAGTGGCCACAAGCATGAGCCTGATCGAGGAATGTTACGCCTCGGGCAGAGGCGAGCTGGTGGATACCGTGGAGGGCAGGGAGCTTGGGAGCGAAGTCTCCCATCTCTACTGTGCTGGTTATGAAGATCGGACCTGCACGACGGAAGACGGGCGGACGCTGACCTTCACGGCGATGGCCATGGACTATGCCCTGCCAGCCAACGACAACAGCGGGTTCCAGAACATCGTCATGGGTCTGGATAACGTCACCGGTGAGGTCCAGGAGGTAATCGAGGCCAGCAAGGAGGGCGGTAAGCGATTCATCATCACTGTGCGCAGGTACTTGGCTGAAGACCTTTCGTTCCCCCAGGAGCGATACCGAATGACACTGCTCAGCCGGGAGTACGACACCGACACCGATATCGCTCAGCTCACCGCCGGCTTTTTCGACCTGCTCAACACCAACGGTCTGCGCACCGTCCTGACCACCTCCCTGGCACCTGGCCTGAAGTACATCTGACCATGATCGAGAAATTCATGCGCGCCCCGTACCGCGAGGGTGCAAGGGGTCCTATTGCCTTCGATTGCTGGGGGCTGTGCATCGCGGTACGCCATGAACTGTTCGGCCTGCCGCTGCTGCCCAGCCTCGGCGCCGTGGGCAAGAACAGGCTCAGGGCCAACACCGAGGCCTATCACGACCTTCGCCAAGGAATGGAAGAGTGCGCGCCAGAGCCAGGGGCAATCGCCGCCGTGTTCCGAGGCTCGCTGTGCCTGCACGTCGGCGTGGTGGTGGAAAGCGAAGGCAGGCTGAAGGTGCTGGACACAAACCCCGGCGGTGCATGCCTCCGGACCACTGGCGAGTTCGAAGCCGCTCACCCGAGGGTGGTGTACTACCGATGATCGAATTTTATCCGAACAAGCTGAGCAACACGGCTCCGCTGGGCACCTGGAAGACCGACCGCCGGATGACTATCGAGGGTTGGCTGAAGTCGCTGGCCCCGTCCTACGAGCGCCGCGAGAGCCCGCCAATCAGCATTGTCCTCAATGATGAGGTGATCGAGCAGCGCTTGTGGCACAAGGTCCAATTCAAGCCATCAGACCTGTTACAGATCTACCGTGAGCCCAAGGGTACCGACCCATTCTCCATCACCTTTGCCCTGTTCAAGGGTGCCAAGGCGGTCCTGAAGTCGATCATGCCCAAGATGCCCGGTATGCCGTCCAGCGCTGGCACCCAGCAGGGCGACCCCCTGACCGAAGCCAGCGCCAAGGGCAACAAGGTAAAGCTTGGCGACCCGGTACGTCAGATCGCTGGACACCAACGGGTCTACCCATCCTACCTGGCCCAGCCTCGCCGGTTTCATGTTGCGCCGCGTGATCAGCGGGTGGAAATGCTGCTGTACATCGGTGAGGGTGAGTATCAGGTACCGACCACCAAGGTGAAGGTAGGGGAAACCCCGCTGATATCTTTGGGCGCCGACGCCGAGTTCACGATCTACCCGCCAGGCGCTGACCTGTCTGGTGATCCGGCCCATATCAACTGGTTCAACGTCCCGGAGGTAGGGGCAAGCTCCAGCGGTTCTGCCGGCCTGGAACTGACCGTGGCCACGGACCTCACCCGGTCCGCTACTGCTTCGGCCTACCAGTTCGTGGGTGACACCATCAGCGTGCCTGCTGGGTCCGGCCAGTTCCCCGCAGACTGGTCGAACGGTGTCATCGTCAGGGCGCTGGCCCCGTACACCTACACAGTGATCGACGGTGGCGCTGGGCGCGACATTGTCCGCGGGCCTCTGTGGATGCTGAATCCAGCACCTGGCATGCCGATCGAAGTGGCGGGGGCGAACGCTGGGCTGTACGTCGTGTACAGCTACACACCATACCGTCCAGCCATTCCACCCAGCCCAGGCACTGCATCGACTCTCACTGGGTCGGCAGCTCCAAGCCGGTATGACTTCAATGTCACGCCGCTGAGCTTCACCCTGGCGCGCGGCGGGTCCACCTACCCGGTAACGCTGAGCACGGCGATAGCCGACTTAGACGGCCTTGTTTATGAACTGAACAGCCAGCTCGGTGGAGCCCCCATCCAGGCTCAGCAGATCAGCGGACGACTGAGGTTTGTCGAGCTGACCCCATTTACAGGGCAGGCAATCACGGCTTCGGGCGCGGCCACTATCCTGGGTTCGTCTCCTGTCCGCGTGACGGGCACGCCGACCACCAGTGGAACGCCAGAGCAGCCTGCCGAAATGACCCTGAACTATGACGGGGGCGAGCCGGTGGTAGGGCTGGCACTTGGGCAGGGCCTGGCGACGATTGGCCCCCGCGGGTTGCGGTACCGGATCACGGCATTCAGCACCAGCTTGCTGGAGGTGGAGCGCCTGACATCCTCCGGCGCCGTGGATGCTGGTTGGCCGGGCTTCGACAACATGCAGACCGTGAACGGCCTGGTTACGCTGGATGCTTCAAACCTGCAGGGTGGTTACCGTGGGCCGTTCGCCTGCTGCCCTGAAAACGAGAAGGTAACCGAGCTCGAATGGACCATCACCTATGCCGGCGGTCTCCTCGGGATCGGTCGGGAAGGTCAGTTTTATGAGATTCCAACGTACTACGCGTTTGAATACCGAGACATGGATATCGCCGGCGCGTGGACGGTCATCGAGATCACCAATGTCGGGGGCAGTCGGGACGCGCAAGGATTCACTGAGCGTGTAGCGCTGCCCTATCCGATGCGAGCTGAGGCGAGGGTGCGCAAACTTGCCAAGGATAGGCCAGGCCGGATCAATGAAGAAGCCAATGACGACGCCACGTGGACTGACCTGCGCGGCCGCATGCAGAGCTCGCCAACCAGCTACCCCGGCCTGACCGTGATGACCTGCACCATCCGTGGCGGTGACCGGCTTTCAGCGCAGTCCGAGAGCCAGGTAAACGCCGAGGTTACCCGCATCCTGCCACTGCTGGATGGGGGTGCTGGGCCAGTGCGTGACATCGTGCCCTGGTGCATCTACCAGCTGAAGCAGCGCGGCTATACCGATGAAGACCTCGATCTTCCCGAATGGCAGGCCTTCCACGAAATCTGTGTAGCCCGCGGCGACACCTACGACGACACGCTCGACGCAACGATCACCGTGAAGGACATGGTGAACAATGCGCTGGCGTGCGGATTCGGTGAGTTGGTTACCTTCCGGGGCCTGCTGCGCCCAGTGCGGGACAGTGCTCGGGCAGCGTTCGATGTGACCTACGGCCCGAAGACCCAGACGTACTCGCCGCAGAACATGACCAAGATGCTGAAGATCAGCGGCGCCATGCCGTCGATCAACGACTTCGACGGTGTGGACGTGGAGTACTTCTCCCGCGAGACGTGGGCCTGGGAGACGGTTGAGTGCCGATGGCCAGGCGACCTCGGGATCAAGGTCGAGAAGGTCAAGATACCGGGGGTCAGCGAGAAGGCCAGGGCGTGGCGGTTCGGCATGCGTCGACGTGGCCACCAGAAGTTCCGCACCGACACCTACACCTGGGAAACCGAGATGGACGGCAGCAACAGCGGCTACCTGAGCTTCGCGGCCGTTGCGGATGATGCGCCAAAGCGGTGCCAGAGTGCGATCTTGCTGGACTTCTCGGTAACCGGGGCCGGCACTCTTCTGCACAGCTCCGAGCCATTGGACTGGTCTTTTACCGAGGCCAACCTGATAGGCGTACGACGCCTGGACGGAACGCTGTCTGGACCTTGGGATGCGGTTCGAATAGATGACTACACCGCCTCAGTCGTAGCGCTGGACTTCACGCCAGAGGTCGACGGCCCGCTTGAGCCACCGCACATCCTGTTTGGGCCGGCTTCGCGGTGGGCATACCCGGTGCTGATCACCAGTTCCGATCCTGCAAGCGGCAATGTGGCGATGAAGGGCATGCCCTACGACGCCCGCGTTTACACCTACGACGACTTATTCCCGCCGGCCTGACCGGACCCTGACGAGCATGCCCGCCCAGCGCGGGCTTTTTTGTGCCCGGAGAAAACATGGCTTACGACACCAACAACCCACTCGGCTCAAACGATCCGCGGGACCTTTTTGATAACTCGGGCAACTTCGACGAGGGGATGAACAGCACGGCGGAATCGTTTATTGATCGGTTCGGCAGGCCTCGGGTCACCTGGCAAAAATTCCATAACCTGACTATCGCCGCGGAAAACGAGATCGGAGCTACGGTCACGGATGCGCAGGAAAGGGTGAATACGGCAGCAGACTCAGCTATTGAGGAGATGGAGGAAACAGCTGCCAATCTTGGCGACGACCTCAACAACAAATATTACGCCACCTATGCCCAGATGGTAGCCGATCCTCAGCAGAGGCCAAATGTCACGGCAGTTGTTGGGGAGGATCCTACTCCATCCACGAACGGGCAGTACTACTGGAAAGCGGATACCTCAACCTGGGTGTATATCCCGGATCAACCTGCGCGCCAATCCGAAGTGTCGGCTATTAACGTCAGGACATCCGTTCTTGAAGCTGAATCTGTAAGGGTCAGGCGAGTGACAGACGATATCTTCGTGGACTCCAAGACAGACGATGAGGGTTATATAACAAGCGGCACCAGAAGAGATGGCACGATGTACATTGCCGGCGTCTCTGAAGACATCCTCAAGTTGCAGGAGACTACGCCAGAGATTTTCCCTATTGAGGATACCTCAGTAATCGTAGAGGGCATGATCGATTCCCAAGGCTACATAGGCTACGGGGTCAACGCGTACGGTGAGTTTGTCGCCAGACCTTCGCCTGAGTCGGTCTCGGCGGTGTCGTCGTACATTGTGCGTGGCGCATTCATCAATGGCCTGACTGTGGCTTTGGATGGCAGCCTGATCCGAACGGGCGACCAGAACTTTGGGTTGAATGCCGTCACCCTGGCGGCAGCGACAGACGTGACCGAGCAGGTCACCGACTACCCACTGACCTACATCGTCCCGGTTTCAATGCCAATCACCGAGTTTCTGAAGGTGGATGCGGCCCAGTGGCTCGGGTATTCCAGCGTCAAGATTCTTTCGGTAGTGAACCAAGCCAATGGTCAAACCCTGGTGCCTGGGGTCGATTACGCCTGGACCGAGAACGGCAAGCTTGTGCGGATGACGTCAGGTGCAGGCCTTACGGTTACGGTGAACTTCATCGGGCACAAAGAGCGCTACGACTTGATCGCCTACAACGACATCACCAGGAACGTGGTGGTGCGGCAGGGCACCGAGCGGCGCATCACGGCCCAGGAAGACGCCTACCGGCCCAAGCTGCAGCAGGGCGACATCGGGCTGTATATGGCCTATGTCGTGGGCGGCGTGATCAAAGACCTGATTGATATCAGCGGCTGGCGTGGGGTTCGCAACCGGGCAACGTCGGGCGAGATGGCCAGGCTGATCGAGTCCAATCGCTACCGGCTACGTCGATTCCTCTGCAAGCTGGTGCGTGGGGATGGCGTCATTGTTACCGGTTACGGTGACAGCAACACTGCGCTGGGCGGCACGCGGGGCACGGAGGCGGCGTACCTTCCCAACCGCCCTGGCGTGGATACGCTGTCCTTCCAGGGCGATTACCTGATGTCAGCCTTTGAGTCGGATTTCCGTGACACGTACATGGCGAGCGTCGGCAAGGTTACGGTAAATGGTCAGGAGCGGTACAAGACCTCTCCGAACTGGTCAGTGATCGACAAGATCGTGTCCGGCTATGGCTACACCTTCGCTGCCGACCGCGTGCCGGGTGCCAAGGAGGTGATCTACCTCAACCAAGGTATCGCCACCACCACCGCAGGCACGACCGGGCAAGGAGGGCGAGACCCGGCCCGGCTGGCAGCCATGCTTAACCCAAGCGGATTCCGTACTCCTGATCTGGTGATTCTAGCCTTTGGCATGAACGACCGGACGGACACGGCCTACGTAAACAACATCGAGCAGATCGTACTGGCCATCAAGGCCGCTGGGTCCGATGTGATTGTGGTTGGCCCTCATCAGGTAGGCCCATATAGCGCTTCTTTCACCGATGAAAGCTGGCACTTGGTGCAACGCAGACTGCGCGAGTGCGCAGATCGCCTCGACGTCGCTTTCCTGCCGAACGAATTGTTCTACATGGGCAAGAACCGTGGGTATCTCGGCTTAGCCGATTACTCGCTGGTCCGCGCCAATTTTGCCAACCATCCAGGCCCCTATGAGTATCGAAAACTCGGTGAGGCCCTCGCCAGTTCTTTCCTTTGAGGTGATCGCATGCTGTATGGACAATCTGTAAAACTCGAAGGGGTGAGCTTTGGAAACCCCTCTCTGCCACGTATCCGTGACTTCCAGGCGTTGATTGCCAACCACCCGAACTGCGTTGGCGCGTGGCGTCTCGATGGCGCCGATGCCATCGTGTACGACGCTGATGGCGCCATCCAGTCCTTTGCCAACTGGAAGACGGGCGGCCTGCCACTGGTTGCCGCAGGCGGCACACCGGCGCGCCTGGTCGACAACACGCTCAATGGCGGCAAGGCTGCGCGTTTCACCGCAGCCACCGAATACCGGCTGAATGGCTACGCCCTGGACCTGGGCAAGGCGTACACCATGGTTGCGGTCTTCAAGCCAGATACCTATAGCTCGATAATGAATGTCTGCGGCGACATTCTTGCATCGGACATGACCAAGACGGCCGGAATTTTCAGTCGCCGCAATGGGACTGCTGCGGCTGCAGCATTCTTCGAGGCTACCGACACCGTTTACCAGAACGTCGCGTCTGAGAGCGTGTTTCAGCCAGTAATCGCACGGCACGACGCATCAGCAAAGGTCAACTACTTGACCGTCCCTGGCACCGGGAGCACCAACAAAACTTCCCCTGGTACAGCAACTGGCACGGTCACTTTCAAGCTGTCCGACCTGGCGCAGTACTCATTCCTTGGCCTGCTGGACTTCGTGGCTCTGTTCGACATCAACACCGCCGCCGACACCGCGCTGCAAACTGCCCTTGCCGACTACCTCGTTATCCGCGCCCGTCCAGCCTGATTCGAAACCACCTAATACCGGCCCGCCAAGTGCGGGCTTCTTTTTGCTTGGAGAAACCATGGCCAGACTCACCGAATCCCAGGCCGGAGGCGCGAATGTGCTCCGGTTTCTGGATCTGATCGCTTTTTCCGAAGGCACCTCGACCGTGAAAGCCAGCGACGATGGCTACAACGTGCTGTACGGCGGTGGGCTGTTTCAAGGCTATGCCGATCACCCGCGCCGCAAGCTGACATTCCCCATCAACGGCAAGCCGGTTACCAGCACCGCTGCTGGGCGGTACCAGTTGCTCGAGCGTTACTGGGACGCATATCGGACCAGCCTGCGCCTGGCGGGCGGATTTACGCCAGAGAATCAGGACCGGGTAGCGCTGCAGCAGATCCGCGAGCGCCGCGCCCTAGACGATGTCAAAGCCGGCCGCATTCTGGAGGCGATCGCCAAGTGCTCGAACATCTGGGCCAGCTTTCCGGGCAACAGCTATGGGCAAAACCCGCACCGCCTGGACAAGTTGCTCGGGCGCTGGGTAGAGCTCGGCGGAGCGCTGGCATGAACTGGCTGGCCGCTGTGCCTGCCTGGTGCTGGTGGTTGATCGCCATGGTGCTGGTGGCTGGAGGCCAGGAAATTCGCGTAGGAGCGGAAAAATCTGCGGCAGCCACCGCCCGCGGGGAAACCGCAACGGCGCGAACCGAGCTTTCCGACTACCGCCTGCAGGTAGCCGAGCGCGACCGGCGCGCCGCGGCCCAGGCCAGAACCGAAGAACAACGCCGCCAAGCTGTGGCGGACAAGGAGGGCGAGAGTGCACGACAAAAACTGGAACTGGCCCAGGGCCGCGCCGCTGCTGCTGAGTCTGCTGCTGGTGGGCTGCGCGGGGAAATCGATCGACTGCGCGCCGGCCGAGCAGCCACCTGCGGTGCCATCGCTACCCAGCAGCGCCAGGCAGGAACCTCTGCCGTCGTGGTGCTCGGGGGATTGCTTGAAGAGTCTGACCGAATGGCGGGC